AAGGAGTACATCCCGCAGCTATTGCCGCAGCTCAAGGTGAACAGGCAAAGGCTGCGGCTGCGGCTAAGGCAGAAGCAGATGCGGCTGCGGCTTCTTTAGCCTCACTACAAGCCTCTCAAGCAGAACAAAAACAACGTTTAGAAGCCGCAGAGGCCGCTGTGGCTGCGGCAAACGCCTCACAAGCCCTCGCGGAACAACAAGCAGCGGCCTCTAAAGCTGAGGCCGCGGCTGCTAAGAAAGCCGCAGATGATTCTAATAATGAAACGACTAGAGTGACAGCGTTAATTACTGAAGCATATGCGAAATATGCGGAGGCAGGAAGAAAAGAGGCGTCAGCACAGCAAGTAATGGCAGTTGCGAATAGAAAACTAGAATCACTAGGTAACTCAGAGGCGGCGGCTGCGGCGACTTCTGCGGCAGCTGCCGCTGCTACAGAAGCAGCCAGAGTAGCTACAGAAGCCGCTGCTGTCAAAGAAGAAGAAGGTGCTAGGCTTATAGAAGAAGCGGCTAGAATTAGTGCTGAAGCACAAGAGGCGGTAAATAAGGCCCAACAAGAAAGAGATGAAGCTGTAGAAGCTATTAAAAGAAATGCGACCGCTGCGATTCAGGCAGCTTTAGAAGAAAAAGAGGCCGCTCTAACTGCATCTAGAGAATCCCAAGATAAGTCTGCGAGTTTAGAGGCTCAGCTTCTGGATACAGCGGCCGAAATATATGCCTCTGCTGAAGCACAATCAGGGCTACAAGAAGTAAATACGGAGCTACAAAGAAAATTGGAGAAATGTGAAGAACAATTAAGAGAATGTCTAGAATCATCTAGAAAAAATAAAGCTGATATTGCTGCTATAATAACTGCTATAGGATCTCAGGAGCCATTTGATCCAAAAGTAGAAGGTGAAGGCGAAGATGGTCAACAATTAAGATCTGCGATTTATAAATTACTACAAGACGTTGAGAAAGAGACAACACCTAATGAAACAATCGCTAAACTTGCGACACTTATACAATCTGATACTGAGATAACAGAAGAAACACTAGGCATCACAAAAGAAAGCAATCCATCTATATGGGCTATTATTGATCATATAAAAACATTAAAAGCCATGAAACAGCCAACAGAAGAACAGAAATACGAAACACCAAGTCTATGTTTTTTAGTTTTCTTTGTTGCGAATTTACTCTCAACGCATTTTGGAGTGCATGATGGAGCGGCTTCAATGAACTCCCGTGAAGATAATTCACAGATGATTCAAAAAGTTATGTTTACATCTATCAATGAACATATGAAGAACGTAGATCAACTACAGTATGTTGCAACACTAAAGAAAATAATCGATCGCCTATCTTCTATTTTAAATTTGATGCAACAGATACAACAAACAGGAATTTATGGAAAATATACAATTACTGATGCAACAGATTTAGATATTTTAGACTTTTTAGATACTCAGTTAACACCTGCTATGATTATATCATCAACATTTGAGGCTGTAGGACGCACTAAAGAAGATTTCTTAGAAAAAGTAAATCACTTGTTTTCATTACGAACTGGATATTCAATTGCTGTCATGAATCCACTAACCAATATTTTTTATAAAAGAGCCATTCCTATACGTAGTGTAAAACAGAATACATTTGATTTAATTTATATTGATAGAACAAAATTAGTAAAAGATTTAGCTAACGTGGCTATAGTTATTAATTCCAAGACACCTAAGCCTATTGCTATTTCTCTTAGAGAAAGCGAATCATATGAAACTCTATCAAAAGAACTTGTTAAAACAAGACTACTCTCTACTCAAGAGTTAAAAGATCTATATGGCGTTAAAGATAAAACTGAAAATCCAACATTTAAAACCTTTAGTTACCCTGTTCTCTTTTATCAATATCTAATTATATTCAAATTATATCTTAATGCTAAACAGGGGTTTATAGGCACTACAAAATGCCGTCTACCAAAGATATTCAAAGTGGACCCGTGAACATGGCTCTCAAGGCAAAGTATAGCTTTTATTCAACTCTTGTCTTCTTTCTCGTCGCAAACCCTGAAACCTTCAAACTCACACAACGTGTGTTTGGAGGATTCTTAACACTCGCGAATAGCCAAGGTGCCCCGACACCGTCTGGTTTCTTTGTCCATACCTTCGTCTTCTTTCTTGTTCTATGGGGCCTTATGATGTTTCCGAAAGACACATAACTGTCAGCAGCTTCTTCTCAACAGGCGGTAGGTATACAAGCCCCTTATAAATCTGCTTATTGATATATGCTGTCGCAAGACCTACACTTTCTTCAGGCTCAAAGCCTTTAGAAAGAGCAGTCGCATAGACAGACGCAGCCTGTAACTGATTTGCCGATGACCATAAAGGATCCTGATGGCCCGGATACAGAATCCATTTGCCCTTTTGAAATACAGGGATGGCTGTAAGACTGGATGTCATACTACTACTTAAAATTGATTCTTATTTAGGTGTTACTAAGTAGTAGTTAGTATGGGTATTCTTAATATGTTTATGGCTCTTATGGCTGTATCACTCTCATCCTCTGTAGTCACCGATTGTGGAGCTGGCCAGACAGCCTTCACCATTTTGTCGCAGGGATTTGGCCCGTCGCCGCCTGTCGCAGGTAAGGATGCGACTCTCTGGATCGATTTTACAGTTCCAGATGGATCGGCGGTCAACGGAGGAACGGCGAAGTATTCATTTACATACAATGGTATTCCATTCTCTCCGACGACGGATCAGTTGTGTACACAAGTAACGTGCCCCATTGTAAGTCAGAATCTAAGTTCAACGAGCCCGTGGCCGTCAGGTGTCAGTGGTAAGGTTATCAGCAAGATTCAGTGGTATGACGAAAAGGGGACATATTTGCTCTGCTCCCAGTTGACTGAAAAAACCTAATTCTTCCGTGTATGTCTTTTCTTGCTACGTCTAGACTTTGTTTTGCGATTGCGTCTACGCTTTCCGCCTTGAAACGCCACACCACCCATCGCGGCAATTAATCCGTCTACATCTGCGTCATCAACTTCTAACGCAATTGGCTCTTCACCTCCCCATTCTGGAGCTGCGGCAGGGCCTGCTCCAGCGGCAGCGGCACCAGCGGCAGCGGCACCAGCGGCAACAGCAGCAGCATTCGCCTCCGCAACTTGATCAAGAGCCTCACTCAACGCACTCATATCAAAGCCAACACCTCCTGCGGGCACTACAACGGCCTTCTTTTTAGGAGCAGTTGGCAAAATAAACGTTTTTTTAATATATGTTCTTCCTCTCCGTGTCTGAGGTGCGCCCGTAAGGACAAAACCTGCGGCAGTTGCCTGTTGTATCTGGCCCACATCATCATCAAGTATTTTCTTGATTTCAACACGCCAGGGCATCTGTATATTATATCTAAAGATTTAGCAGCATATAGTATAGAATGCAAATCTTCGTGAAGACTCTAACGGGAAAGACGATTACGCTTGATGTCGAGCCTTCTGATAATATCCAGGCGATCAAGCAGAAGATTCAAGATAAGGAAGGAATTCCTCCTGATCAGCAGAGACTCATTTTTGCTGGAAAGCAGCTAGAAGATGATAGAACTCTGAGTGACTACAACATTCAAAAGGAATCGACACTCCACCTAGTCCTACGACTCAGAGGAGGAAGGCCGTTGTATATGTAAGAGCGACCGCAAATCCGATTAATGAAGTAATAATATACTGATTTAGCTTTTCAGACGGAACAATAAAGCCTATCGCAGTATAGATACCAAACAAAATATAATAGCCCGTATATCTAGACATGAAGACCAAGTTCATTTATCTAGTTGGTATAATAATAGCTCTTTTGGTCCTTCTCCGGATCATTCACGCCTCGAGCGAAGGATTCACGGATGGATCCTCGGCCTCGGGCTCGGCTTCAAGCAAAGACTCCTTCACCCTCTATTACGCCGAGTGGTGCCCCCACTGTAAGGCGGTCAAGCCTGCCTTTTCCAAGTGGGCCAAGGACGGATTTATCTCCATCGGAGGAAAAAATATAACGCTGTCAATGGTCGAGCCCGAGAAGGAGCCTGAGAAGGCAAAGGGAAAGACAATCAAGGGATACCCTACACTTTTGCTCGAGAAAGCCAACGGAGAGACCGTCGAATTCGAGGGCGAGCGGACACCCGCAGGTTACACGAGATTTTTGGAGGAGAAGGTTAAGGCTTAGTCTGTATCATCGTCACTTTCATATCGTGGCATGTAGCCTACGCCATCAAACGTCACACGAGCATTCATATAAAAGATACTATAAACAAGATAAGAGAAGAAGACAATGTATGAACCAATAACAATATAGGCAAGACTATCACCTCCTGTAGCTATAATCATATTGAAGATCATAATTAAGAGAATGATAAGAAGAAGAATACACGGCAGCATAAGAGAATCCATTTGTTGTGCTTACAGTGTAAGCCAACAACTGAATCAAATTTATGTTATTTCTAACTCTTTAGTAAAAGGATGTTATCTCTCCTTAGATATTTTAAAGCTCCTGTAATGGGCCCTGTAGCATCTCCTAGAGCAAATGATTCTATATGCGATAGTGAAGGATTTTATCAGCACTTAGGTGAATGCTGGAATGACTCCATTCAGATGATTTTTCTATTTAGTGACGGCCTCAAAGAGATTGTTCAACCTGCTCTACTCGATCCGAATTTTGATTCTAAAGTCGAGTCAATCGTCAATGATGAAAAAAATAAACTATTATTTGCATTTATAAATGAAACAAATAATGCGAGAAATTTTGCTAATAATAAAGTCAGTGAAAGAAAAAAAGCAATCATAGACTATTTTAAAGTTCTTAAAAAGCGATTTATGCGTCATTACACGAATGAACATATTAGAAGACATAGCTTATGTGATGAAGAAACAGCGAATGAGCATAGTGTTTTTGAAACGATGTCGCAAATATCAAGAGCTGCTGGTCAAGATGGTATCGCTGCTGCTGCATTAGGTCATATAAACACAGAAGGTGTTAATCGGTCACGCATAAATATTGAAGAATTAAGGAAGAAGAAAGAGGAAAAAAAATACAATCCAGGAGGAAATATTAGTAATAATGAGTATTTATTTAAGCTTTATAAGTTAGTCTTTTTTGATGGGTATGAATTTAGCTATAAGAAATTTAAGAAACGTCTAATTGTGTCTCTGAAAACTAATGCGAATACTACTGCGAATACTACTGCGAATACTACTGCGAATACTGGTGCGAATACTACTGCGAATACTACTGCGAATACTGGTGCGAATACTACTGCGAATACTACTGCGAATAATAAATATAAGTATGATGTTTCTGTTGATCTAAATATATCAAACGATTTAATACAGAATTCAAAAGCAGTGTTTATATCATCAGCAAAATGGTCTTATACAAAAGAATTCATTACTAAAGGGGGTCATGAAACTGCTTTTTATAATTGCGGTAATTCAGAAATCTATTATGAAAACAATACAGGAATCTATCCATTTCCTTGGAAAAATTTTTTACTAAAGCTAGTTGAGTTATATAAAAAAGATGAATTCACTACATTTATATTTGGTAACAATACTCAAACTGGTAATCTAGTTGAAGTTCAAAAATCATCATATTATCCTATTATAAGAATAGGTTGGAAAAAGCCTACTGCAGATGATCAAATAAAAAGAGAAGAAATTGTAAAAAAAATAAATTATCAAAAGGAGTTACTAGTATCTTCATCTATCAATAGCATTATTAAAAGTAGTAAACTACTAATTAAAATCTATGAAGACTTACTTATTAAATTAGGATACTTTACATATTATACATTTATTGATGATTCACCACTACTTGAATCAACGGATGGGACGTTTGAATATAATGGAGTTTCAATTAAATTACCTGATACTGATCTTCGTTCGGCTGATACTTTAATTTTTATGACAATTAATAATGATCAAGCTATAAATGCTCAACGATTCAATCATACTGCTCGTCATGGTTCAATCAATTTTGACTATTTATATAGATTAATAGAACAGCCTAATCCTGATGCTGAGAAAATACTACAGTTTTTTAATGAATATATACAGTCAAATAATTTCAAACATTATGAATTTTTTAAAGAGAATTTAAGTTATGGGATTAGTCAAGTTCTTGAAGGTGTTAGACCGATGAATACTTTATTAAATAACAAATTATTAGAACTAGCAGAAGCTCATTTAGACCCGACCGATGTAGAAAAACTTAGAAAACTTGCAAGTCCTCAGATCGGCGGCTATAGAAAAAAGAGAAAGACTCGTCATCGAAAACAATCGATAAAGAGAAAAACACTGAAGAAACAAAAATTATAAAGCCGATCCTGATGCTAGAATCGCAAGGTTAACACACCGTGTTGAAGGCTTCGGTAAAAAGGCGTTTGTGATCTCCGTCGGTAGAGGTGGACACTGGACTTGGATCCGAGGGCCTGTATATTCAAGAAACTTCGGGGCGGCCTCGATTGTCTGTTGTTCCAATCGTCGAATGCGTGTTGATTCTGTTGTTGGACTCTGTATACGAGGAATAAAGGCATAACAGTCTTTTTTTGAATCAAGATAGGAGCTTTCTTGAGAAACCTGTTTTGAGGATTTGCTCGGGGGGCAGCAACCTGATGCTCTCGCTTGTAGAATCGCACTTTGGATTTGGCAACGTTGGGCATTTGCGAGGATTTGATTGATACGACCAGACTCGAGATTACCACCCATTTAATCTAAGCATCTATTAGAATAAATGGCTGATCGCGCAGGAAAAAATGTAAGATATAATTCTCCTCCGCGGCGAGTGGTTGATCCTCTCCGTGGTCGCTATGTTGGTCGAAGGATTGAATTTCCAGCAGCTACACTGGCGATCATTGAAGCCGAAAGCGCAGCAGCAACTGCTAGAGGTGAATTCTATTTAATTCCTTTACGATTCATGCCCGAAAATGAATATATAGAGCCTCCTGCGAATCTTCAAAGAAATAGGCGCCATGAACCTGCGTATCTAAGAGCAAATAGGGCCGCTGCTAGAGCGGCTGCTGCGGCAGAAGAGGAAGCGGCAGCGGCACCTGCGCCAGCTGTAGCAGCACCTGCGGCAGCACTAGCAGTCGCGGCACCTGCGCCAGCTGTAGCAGCACCTGCGGCAGCACTAGCAGTCGCGGCACCAGCAGAAGCAGTCGCGGCACCAGCAGAAGCAGTCGCGGCACCAGCGGTAGCGGCAGCGGCAATAGCAGCAAATAATAACAACAACAATAATAACAATAATAACAATAACAATTTTGTAATACGTCGTGTTAAACGTTTGAGACCTGGAAATGCTTCTCGTAAAGGTCGCAAAGGCCGTAAGAATCGCAAATCGCGTAAATCAAGACACTGAATAGCGTCTCAGCGGTTTTCGCACCTTGAATGTATCACAAAATGCTTTCGCGGCCTTGGTTCCTTCTTCAATAATACGTTCCCTTTCCTCTCTCGTTGCCTCAAAATTCCACGAAGGATACTCTCCAATCGGTATTAAGATACACCTATCCTTGTGCTCCTTATAGATTTCATATGTCCTCGGAATAAAATAGCAGGCAAAAATCTGAGAAAAGAACGTCGGCAAATCAGATATATCACTTATCCTAAGATTCGAATCATATGAAAATGCGATACCAATCGTTTCCTTGATTTCTGTGTCCGTTAGAATATCCATCGGAAAATTGTGTAAGATCCCTCCATCAACTAACATATTTCCTGTCTCAGGATCATCGATGGGTGTGAAGTAAGCAGGCAGAGACATTGTTGCCCTCAATGCATCTGTAAGTTTAACATTTGGTGTTTTGACTGATGAGAATTCCCGCATCTTCGTGGTATGAAGATCAGTCGCATAGCAACGAAAGCTATAGAGTTTGAGATCCTTAAAGCTTAGATCAGGCGATTGATTTTTCGCTTTCAGAAGTGTAATAAGGAGTTTTGTGAGGTTTTGGCCATCATCAATACCAAGTGTCGACGGGAATAAGAAAGCTGCTTCCGGATCGAGATTCCGTATTAAGCTAAAGTCAAACAAGATACACAGTAATCGAAGTTCGGATACTGTATATCCAACCGCCAAGCAAAACCCAATAAAAGCCCCTGCGCTCACACCTACGATTTCTTTTACTGCCTTCAAAAGCCCTTTTGATTCTAATACCTGTAAGGCCCCCAAATGAGCAACAGCCCGGATACCACCCCCACTTAGAAGAATCCTACGTGGCGGAATCAACATCCTCTACTAAGTCTTTCTCACTTCCTAGGAGCAATGCAGACGCAAGACGTCCCTAAATTAAATCCCAAAGACCTTTTCGAAAAGAGAGTCAAACGTGATGCCTCTCGCCTTCGTTCTTATAATCAACTTCTATCACAGATCCATCAACGCATCTATACAACGGCACAAATGAGCGGCAATGCCACACATATTGTCTACACTGTGCCCCCATTCATCTTTGGCCTCCCGAAAATTGACCTACAGGACTGTGTTGTCTATTTGGTCTACCAATTGCGGCAAGCTTCTTATGAAGTTAGATATACGTATCCTAATATGATTTTCATTAGCTGGAGACATCATGAGAATAATTACTTGAGAACACAGAATCCGATTGTCCAGGCCATGATACCGCCCGAAGTAAAGAAAGCCGAAAAGAAGAAGGCCCTTGCCTTATCCAATCAGGTCAATTCACATGGGCGCGATGTTAAACAGGTGTCCTTTCAGTCTGATCTATTTTACAAGGATTCTCCCCAAGAAATTAAACAGAAAGTCATGCCTGTTCGCTCTGCGACGGAGTATCAGCCGCCGAATTCCTTCTTACAGACAATGCAAAAGCCTTTGCCCGATCGTGAGAACAATATCTTGGCTGATTTATGGGCGTTTAATTAGAGATGAATGCGTCAACCGTCGTAGTGGCCTCTGAAATTGCCTTGGCCTTATATCCAATTCTTATTAAAAATGTTCCCACGACCCTTTTTACCCAAGTTTTTTCACGCTTTCTCACCTATACTGTTCTCGGTATAGCTCTGGCGAAACCTGGTGAACTGGTGACGGCTCTGGGGTCTTCAGGTATCGGATCCACAGTTGGTCTAAGTCTTATGAACTTACTCCATGTTGGAAGCTCATATTACGCTTTTAAGGAGTTACCCGCAGGAGTTTCAATGAGCCTTTTCTATACCTATCCTATTTTTAATGTTATAGGAGGGGCACTCTTTTTTGGAGAGTCTGTTACAGCCTTTGACATTGCCTTAATTATCTTGGCATTCGCGGGTGTTGTTCTTGTCAGCATGGGAAATAAATCCGAAGATACGAAAGATATAAAAGATCCTTATAACTGGAAAGGACTTCTTGCTGGGTTAACCGCTGCCCTTACAGAAACACTCATCTATTTTAGTGTCAAATCTGTCCCAACCAAGACTCCGTTTTTCAGTATGATTAAACTCTATAGTGCGGGTGTTGCGATTCTAGCCGCAGGTTCTGCCGCCACTGGAACACCTATCGATTTCCGCGGATCTGTATGGCTGCCTATGATTCTCTTCAATGTTCTGATCGGATTCATCGGCTACTGCCTACGCTTCTATGCGATCCCTCTAGTCCCCACCGTCATTTTCAGTTTACTCACCTTCATTGGTGTAGTGGCATCCTTTGGTTGGGGCTACTTGTTTGCTGGAGAAGTCCCCTCCACACTGTCGGCAGTTGGGGCGGCAGTCATTACGGCAGCAGTTGGCCTATCAAGGGGTAACGTGTAACGCAGCCCATAGTTTCTTGGCATTCGCGGGTCCAAACTTCCTGGCCTCCGTGACCTGAGTCGCCGCGAGTTCTTCCTCCGTCGCCTTGAACACAGACTCAAAACTCTTGAAGGTCGACATGATTGCCTGTGCGGTCTTTACAGTTACACCAGGAGTCTGGGCAAGCATCATGGTTGAGATAATTGTCGGCTTGTTTTCCTTTTTGCCCACATGAAGAGTTTCCGCATACGACACAATTTCGCCTTGAAACACTTTGGGATCTGTTGTCCACTGTTCGAGCAAGATCTCTGCGAGTTCCGCCGTTTCCTCCAGCGATTTGGTAAAGAATACACCGATTCCGTATCGGAGCGTTAGTCGTGTCAGAAGTTTCCACAATGCCTTCTTTTCAAGTCTATAGTTCTGACGGTCAAAGCTGCCTTCAATAATGTAGAGTGGCTTGGCCTTCTTTACACTACAATAAGAGAGAAGTCTCGTTCTCTGCTCTCTATAACGCCCATCCAAGAAAGATGCCTCGAAATCGGCAACTGTTTTACGTTCTGCGATCACAGATCCTTCCTGGATTTCTTCATTGCTTACGCCGATCCACAGATCACCGATAGGAAGAGTCTTTACGGGCCACTCGGGCATCAACGGTATTAACTCACGCTCCCTTATATCAAGAAGACTTGCCATCTGATAGTAATTCTTCTTCATCTTTTAGATAATGCACCTTGAGTGGATACCATTTACATTCGGCCTCGTAATGGCGTCCTTAGACACTTTCATGCTTGGTGTCATTAAAACGGTCAGTAAAGACCAGGCAAAACTCTTACGATGGATGATTCTTCCGACGATCATGTATGCGATTCAACCCTGGATCTTTCTTGGTTCTCTTCAATTTGAAAGCATGATTGTAATGAATCTGATGTGGGACTTACTCAGTGATGTTCTTGTGACTATGTCTGGATTCTTATACTTCAAAGAGAGCATCGGCCCTTTCAAGAAGGTCGGTGTTATCTTTTCAATCCTCGCGATGTTTTTAATGAGCATTGGTGAAACAGAATAATTTTAGTTATACCTAGTAAAGATGACAACAGCAGATGATTCTAAATTAATGACACGATACGCTATACGCGATGAACTTACCCCTCTTCTTATTACAACATGTAATATGAAATCAAGGACATGTCGCGGTGGTTCAAAAGATCTATACAAATTACTTATTAAATCAAAATCAATGGGGCAATATATGAATCTAGATAAAGATCATTTACAGATAGTTTCTGGTCTAGGTCATACTTTTATTCGTTATAAAGATGATACATATAACAGATATCTTTATATAGACCCAACGATAGCACAATTTGATCCTACCTTCGAAGGAATATTTATTGGCGACGAGCAAGATCTTCGTGATATTGCCGCTAGACAGATAGACATGAAGGGATATAAATTAGATTTGACAGATTATTTGGGCTACGACATAGGGCGTGGTCCACCCCTACAAGTAGAAAAACGAATAATGAATGAAGCGGCGATGTCGGGTGGCCGACGAAGAACGAAAAGAACAAAAAGAACAAGAAAAGGTCTAAAAAAGAAGACTACCTATCGCCTAAGACCAGTTCTGTAGAGGCTTCGTCGGTGCGAACATCCGCTCCAAGCCAGGTGTGAACCGCTGGTAGTCCCAACGAGGCATGTGTGAGGCAGGGGCCGTTGAATAGAACGGATCTAAGCCCGCAGCCGTATCAAGGGCTGCCGCGGGAACATCAATCACACCTTCACCTGCGGCCGTCAGAGGGGCCTGTTGAGCGGGGGCCTCTTCATCCTCATACACGATCTTCTCGTCCTTGCGTCTCGTGCCAACCACCTCATAGACATTGTCCTTTTGCCGCTTCACTACAGGTATAAGACCCTTCGCATCATAGATCTTTTTGATGAGTTTATCGGCCTCTTCAATACTGTAGGATATCAAATCGCCTGATTCCTTCGGCTTATATGTCTGAAGGATCTTTCTCTCTTCCATCTCCTGCTGTGTTGTATCGGGAGGTATCAGGGCGTCATTCGAAATATCTCTATAAGGGTCTACGCCGTTGTTCGTAACCGGAGTGTCATTGAACGCCTCTGTCATCTTTTGAAGGCCCTGCTGGAAAAAGGAGGAACTCGGCGGCTGAACAGACCAGTCCATCGGATACTGCGATTTCAGCTTATTGATAAGGCTTTTAGAAACCTCCCGATCACCTTCATTCTGAAAAATAAGATTGTATTCGTAATCATCAAGATTAGATACTTGCCGTGTTAGATACGGAGGCACGATCTGCGGCTCCATGATTACCTTATTCTTCTTAGGAGCCGCTTGGCAGTCGTATCCTTCACGGAGATAGTATTTTCCTGAGACATACAGGACTATATAGGAAAAAAAGATGATAGAGATAAAAATAAACCCGACGTCCATGACTGGCCCTTACTATTTTGAGTTGAGGAAAAGTTCTTTCTCCCTTTTAGAGAATGCGTGGAGGCAGAGATACAAAAATGGGCAGCATTGATGTAAGAAACGACAGTGATGTCGCGGGGTTTGAAAGTCTTCTTTCAAAGGGACCGTTAACACTTGTCTATGTTCATGCGGATTTCTGCGGACACTGTAAGACATTTAGTGACAATGTCTGGAAGAATGCCAATAAAGAAAACATGAATGTGAATACCGCAAGTGTCCATTATGATATGGTTGATAAGACAAGTATGAGTAAGGCAAAGATTGAAGGCTATCCTAGTTTATTGCTTGTTGGCAAGGATAAGAAGGCCGCGGAATTTAAGGATGACATGGGCAAAAAGACAAACGCCATGCCTGAGCCGCCAAAGACTGCCGCAGAACTCGAGGCTCTACTTCAGACGCCCATTCCTCCAACAGTCAAGAATGCCAACAGTGTTGTAAAGACAGTCATGAATAATATGCGGCCTACTGCGACTGCTACTGCTACTGCTGCTTCAATCCAGCCTTCTGTTGCCCCTGCCCCTGCGACTGCGGTCGAAACGCCTCTCCCCGAGCTCATGACAACGGGTGAGAAACGCAATATCTTCAGACCTGTATCTGTCAAGGCCCTCGAGCAGCCCCCTGATACTCTTGTTGATCTTGTAGAGAGCCAAGAGAGGCCTATTGGCAAACAGCAACTCGGCGGGTCCTATAAAGCGAGAGGTGGCTCATTGTTGAGCTCTCTTCTGGAAATCTCTAGAGAAGGAGCCCCCGCTGCCTTATTAATGGCCGCTGCCTCCCTCAAGTCGCACCACAAACCCACACGGTCGCATCGTAAGTCTAGACGGTCTAGAAAGACACGTAAATCACGTAGGTAAAATTGGCTGACGGTTACTATAGGAAAGCGGCACGCAAATGTCTATACTATTTCATCTATTTGATGCGATAGCACAGGATACATATGAAAAAGGAGTCGGCATGAAATATATCATTCATCTCTTTGGCTGCACAGCGGCAGGAACTCCTGTTCACTTAACGGTGAAGGAGTTTGAACCGTTCTTCTATGTTCGCCTTCCAGAGATTCAAGGAAAGTCTGAGACTTCTGTGTTTAGCGACTTCAAGTCAGAAGTCGTAAAACGCCTTGTAAAGGCAAAGGTGAATCCAGATACTATTGAGATTTCGCGGTGTCGAAAGAAGCTAATGTATGGATACACGGGCGAGGCAGACTTCCCTTTCGCGGAAATTCGCATGAAAAGCAAGAAGGCCTTGTATGATGCCAGGAAACTCTTTCTGGATGAACGGACTCGTCCCATCTTCATCCCCTACAGAGATCATGAGCCTCTCAAAGTCTATGATGCGACTCTCGACCCAATGCTCCGATTCTTTCATATCCAGGATCTTCAGCCGTGTGGATGGGTCGAGGCGGCAGTTGATCTTGACGCTGACGGAAATGGCGAGTGTGAATGGGATGATGTAACGCCGTTCAAGGGCATTCCGTCAACACCGACCGCGCCTCTTCTTATGAACTTCTGGGATATTGAGTGCTACTCGGAATCAGGAGAGTTTCCAATCGCGTCAAAGGGCGATCCCATTATTCAAATCGGCAACGTCTTTGTTCGAGGAACCACAATTACAAAGCATATCTTTGTTCTCGGGACATGCGATCCTATTGACGGCGCCATTGTTCACAGTTACAAGACTGAAAAGAATATGCTTCTTGCGTGGGCCAATTATATGTCTGAGATGAACCCAGATGTTCTGATCGGCTATAACATCTTTGGTTTTGACGAGAAATATATATGGGAGCGGGCCGAACAGCTCGGTATTACAGACTATGACTGCTTTCAGGCAATGAATCGCCTGAGAGCGACCGATGAGTCAGGAAAGGAAATGACCAAGCTGGAAACGAAATTTCTGAGTAGTTCTGCTCTTGGTGATAACTATCTCTATATGTGGAGCACGAAGGGACGACTCCAGGTAGATCTCTATCATTATGTTCGTCGCCTCACGTCTCTTCCGTCCTATAAGCTCGATGCCGTTTGCCAGAATTTCATGTCTGGAAAGTGTTCCGCTGTCGATACCAGTGTAAAGGGTCGCTGGACAATCAAGACAAAGGGGACAGGCGATGTTCATGTAGGTCGCTACATTGTTCTCTTAGACGATACAGGTGAGCCGACAGTGAGTGAGAAGTTGCGGATCGTGGCAATTGAGGATGGAAAGTCAATTACAGTCGAAGTCCCTGAGGCTGAAGAGTATGAGGGTGACGCGGTGAAATGGGCCGTTGTCAAGGACGATGTATCCCCTGCGGATATCTTCAGGCTCCACAAGGAAGGTGGATCTGCGGGAAGAGCAACTGTCGCAGCCTATTGTATTCAGGATTGCGATCTCGTCTATGAACTCTATAAAAAGCTGGATGTCTTCAACAATGCGATGTCGATGGCGAATGTTTGCTCCGTGCCTGTCAATTACATCTTTACGAGAGGCCAGGGCATCAAGATTGAGTCACTGATCTTCAAGGATTGCCGTGAGCTTGGTCTAGTTGTTGAAGTTCTCGATTCACCGTCGCGGAATCAAGAAGATGCTGAGGATGATGAGGTCGCAGAGAGTTATGAAGGAGCGATCGTTTTGGATCCAGTGCCTGGATTCTACAGCGAGTCGCCGATTGGTGTTTGTGACTTTGCGTCTCTATATCCCAGCACAATCATTAGTGAGAATATTAGTCATGACTCGCTTGTATGGGTCAAGGACTTTCCTTTGAATGGCGGGGAGCCCAGGGTGTCCTGGGGCCAAGAGTCTGATGAGCGATATGCCCCTTCAGGAACACGGTGGACAGATATTGAGTTTGATATTCTGAAGCCTGACCCTGAGGATACACGGAAGCATCCTGAGAAGATTAAGACTGGTGTCCGAGTGTGTCGGTATGCTCAGAAGACTGATGGATCAAAGCATACGTTGCCGAATATCGTGGCGAAGTTGCTGTCAAAGAGAAAGAGTAAGAGGAAGGAGGCCGAGAAGGAAACGGATCCGTTTCGTAAAGCTCTTCTTGACGCAGAACAGTTGGCGTATAAGCTGACTGCGAACTCCTTGTATGGTCAGCTGGGATCACCGACTTTCAAGATTCGTCTCCAGAATTTGGCTGCTTCTGTGACCTCGTATGGTCGAAAGCAGATTCTCTTTGCGAAGGAGGCAATTGAACAGTTTTATGGGCCTACATCCTCGGCCCTGGGGCAGCAAGGTCCCCAGGCCAAAGTTATTTATGGCGACACGGATTCACTCTTTGTCGATTTCGGAATTAAAGGAGAGGGGGCCATTCAGAAAACAATTGATTTAACCGAAGAGGCAGGTAAATTCATATCAAGTTGTCTGAAATCGCCGCATGACTTTGAGTATGATAAGGTCTTTGACCAGTTCATTATCTTCAGCAAGAAACGCTATGTCGGCAATAAGTATGAGGACTCTGCCACTGAGTTCAAACAGACATCGATGGGTATTGTCTTGAAGCGTCGTGACAATGCGTCGGTGCTCAAAACAATTTATGGAGGTGCGATTAAAATTCTGCTGAATGAGCGGGATGTGCCGAAAGCCGCCGAGTTTGTTCGGTCCAAGACACTCGATATGGTGGATGGTAAGATGAGTATCTCTCAACTCACAATCACAAAGAGTCTGAGTGCGAATTACAAGTCCACTCCAGCCCATAAAGTGTTGGCGGATCGTATAAAGGAGAGAGATCCAGGTAACGCACCGACGGCGGGTGAGCGAATGGGATTTGTCTATGTGGCCGCAAAGGCAGGAGAGACCGCTGCGAAACTTCAGGGAGACCGCATTGAGACTCCAGAGTTTATTAAGGCAAATGGACTGCGGCCCGATTATGAATATTATATTGAACATCAGCTGATGAAACCCATTGGTCAACTCTTTGGTATCATGGTTGAGAAAGTTCCTGGATTCAAGATGCCTGTAAAGGGGCTCATGGATTCAGAACGTGAAAAGATTGCGATTGATTTGCTGTTCAAGAAGGCCCTGGAAGCATGTACTAATTCCGCGAAACGCGAGTTTATGTCGAAGCAATTCGGTGTAACAGTGACTGGTAAGCCCAAAGTTGCGGCAGCTGTTGTTCCTCCTCCTGTTGTTCCTGTAGAGTCAGCGTCAACAACAGGACAAACAAAGCCCCCAAGCCAGTCAAAGATCAATACTTACTTTCTCCACAAGGCAATTGTAAAGGAATATACTGAAGAAAAGGAAAAGGCAAAGAAAGCAAAAGCTACGGCTATAAAAGCAAAGGCAAAGGATGGAGCAACTAAAGAAGGCGGAGGCAATTGACCACTTTCAACAAAGAGTTCAAAAAGATCCCATTAACGCATTATCAAGAAGTGGTCTCTATTACAATACTCCTACAATGGATAGTCAGTCGCAGCCCTGGATCTTAAATACAGAAATCATTACAATGCATCCAATGGCGGAGGCGGGTATGCCGCATACACGTCCTCCTAATTTGATTTGTATGCCTGCCTTTTTTCCTGAAGAGAGAAAGCAAGAAACACTCATTCACGAATTAATACACGTGGATCAGCGGAGACGCCCAGATCTCTGGGAGGCCAAGTTTCGGAGAGAGGGATGGACGCCCATTCAGGAGTCTGAAATCCCTGAACGGTGGCTTCGTCGTTGCCGTCTCAATCCAGACACTATTGATCAGCGTTTCTATGCCTGGAAAGGTCGATATGTTCCACTTCCTTTATTTGAACGCGAAGATAAACCAGATCTTCGTGTAATTCAAGTGCGATGGTGGGACAAGGAAACAGGAACTCTCCAACCGTCGCCGACCCAGAGTTTTGTTGATCGATACGGAGTTTCAAGCCAACCTGAACATCCAAGAGAATTGGCTGCGGTCGAACTCGCAAAAAATTTTAAGAATCCATCTGATATAGATAGGTATCTGAAGGGATGATAAAAAATCTTAAATTAGAGTTAAATCCACTGGGTATCCAGGGGTCTTATACTCTTGATAAGCTGGATACCATTCCTCTCTCAAATTATGCCTTTTATAGAGATAAGGATAGAACTCTATTCACTGCAACATCCACTCTCAGGGCCCATCTATTTTTGGAGAAAATAGTGAATCATGGGTCCTATGGCAATCTTATTAGTGCGAAACGTATCACCGCTGGTCTAATCGAGCCAGTCATGGTTAAAGTGCCGCGTCTAGATGAGATGAATTTAACCCAAGAGGCCATTCTTCAGAGTTTGTGTTATAGTGTATTGGTATCTGAAGGTGCGCCGTGGGCTATTCCGAAAGTCCATGATATCTTTCTAAAAGAAGAAAGGCCCTGTTTTTCAATGGATCAAATCAAAGGAAAAACAGTGATTGAGTGGTTTAGAGGCTCGACAACTCCTGATCGCGATTTCTTCCTTCTCATAGCTCAATTAAGTCTTCTTCTTTGGTCACTCGAGACAAAACTCAACCTTGACCATCGGGATCTCAAAGCTGATAATCTTCTACTTCAAGAAGGCGCCTGTTCACTTAAAATCGCGTCATGGACTCTTGAGTGTCCTTTTAAAGTCATTATCCTTGATTTTGGATTCGCATGCCTCAGCTCTCTCGTTAATCTAGGAGATGGTGTCTTACCACCAATGGATCCGTGTCCCAAAGAAGGCCGTGACCTCTTTCAGCTCCTTGTGTCTCTTGTAAGCATAAAACCATTTATATCATTGCTTTCGAATCAGACGAAAGAAAAGATACATGAGTGGCTATCTGTTGGGGATAAATCGTATGCCTCAATTGCGTCATCGTGGAAACCTGAATCATGGGTCTACCTCGTAACAGGCGAGAAATCATTCACCTCCTTGAAATGTAGACCTATGGCAATTCTTGAGACACTCAGCCTTCCAGAGCATCTGAATAAAACTGTTTAAAATGCGAGGACTTAAGTTCTGTGTAGGCACGCTTCACTTCATCAGCCTGTGATTCAATTGTATAAAAAGCGTTATTCATCGCAGATAATAAGGGGTTTTGAGATCCTGCGGGTAAATGCCAGAGATGTGTTAGAGGTATCGAAGGTGAATCTCCATGGCCGATGTGTGTCAGAAGTCCGAGCTTCAACCAGAACATTCGATCTTCTGGCGAATACCCCCAAAACAGCTGCGGGTCGTGGCCTCCAGCCCTTAGATAGAGGTCATGGCTTACAAGAATACTTCCTCCTTTTGCCCCAGGAGAATTTTCTGTACAATGCTCCTTAATTGAAAATCCGTTCGAATACCAGGATAAATCACCTTGTATTTTCTCCGATACTTCTTTTGATGTCTGCCAGACAAATCGATCTGAGTATGTCTGTAGGGCCTGAAAGTTCTCTCTTTCAATATTTTGTTGTAAGAGTGACCAGAAATCCTTTGGAACAAGTAAATCATTATCATGGCATAGATAATATGTAGCCTTTGGCCCATAAATGAAACCAATATCAAAGCAGAGTCCTCTATTGAATTGGCCCAGAGGATGAAACGGTGAGTCAAGAAGAGGAATATAGATCCACCCAAGGCCATTCTCTAAGGCAAACTGTCTATAATTAGGAGTAGTATCATGTTCTACAAGAGTAATTGCGATGCGTTTTGTCGTTTTTTCTTGTTCTTTTTGAAAGACTTTGAGTGTCGTCTCTAGGAGTTCTCTGCGACCCTTACACGGTATAAGAATAGATACATCCTGACTTGGTATATCTTTTAGAACAGAAAATGCGTCTCTCTGCCGATTTAAACGATCCGTCATTTCTTGTGTTTTTGCGTCTACGCGACATTCTCCTATAGGATTCTCGTTATTGTATATTACAAGAACATCTGATATGAAATGGATTCTCTTTGTCCCTGCCATTTCTGCGATAGGAATATTAAAAAGCTGATCAGGAGCCATTGTTGCGATAGATTCTTTAAACGTAAGAATCTCTCTAGAGAGTTTAGACCAGAGAAATGCTTTGCTTGTAAAGAGATGGCTGAAAACCCAGGGGGCCTCTCGAAACCCGCGACCTTTTAATTCTGATTCATAGTGATGAGGAGTCAGTGGCCGTGTGCAACATCCAGGAGTTCCATCCGAATGTTTATACGATCCATACGTAACCCAGCATCCAGTTTCCTGATACGCAGTCGCAACTTTTTGTAAGGAGTTCTCATCGGTGAGCCAGTCATCACCATCTAGAACACAGATAACATCTTCTGGTTCATATGGTGTCATCTCCAAACATTTAAAGAGATTAACACCTTTCGATTGACGTGTCGTGTTCTGATGGACACGCAACCTGGTTGGCTCGATTGTTTTCCATTTTTCAAACTCTTGCCTATAGGTCTCAGGCAGATCAGAACAATCATCAATAAGTGTTATATCAAAAGGTATAGATACTTCCTGAATAAAGATAGAATAGATACATTTGAGAAGATAGGGGAACGAATTGTAATGTGTTACAAAAAGATGGAGTTTGGGAGGAGCTTGAAATACATGGTGTTCTGAGTCATAGGCTTTATAAATCGAGGTTAACTGGTCGGCATTCACAAGATCTTCCATTTACCATTAACATAAAGAATCCTTTAAGTAAAAAGGTAGATGACATATGTTCTTCCTGTGCGAAAAGGAGGTTTAGGAAACCAACTCTTTCAGGTCGCGGCTGCTCTTGTCTACGCAGATGAGACAGAGCGTAAAGTTCTCATTCCATTCGAACAGCCCCAGATTCATAATACAGGCCTCGACTATCGCGAGTCTGTCTTCAAGGAATTCCCTAGTCGCATTGATCGTGTGATTGATGGGACTGCGATTGAACAGCTCGTATCCTTCGGATTTAGTGCATATCCTGGTGAGCCTGGATTTGAGCCTTGGTCTGTTGATAAGAGCATCACGGGTAATCTGGTCATTCATGGATATTTTCAGTATTATCCGCCGATAGGAAAGCACGAAGAAAAGATACGTGCCATTTTCTTGAAAGGATTGGGCACTCAAAACCCTAGAGATGACTGGGTAGGCCTTCACGTGCGTCGAGGAGATTTCTTGAAGCCGCCGCATTCCGATGTCCATTATATCCAAACAGAGGCATATTATCGAAAGGCGATACAGGTATTCAAAGACAAAAATGTTGTCTTTAAGATCTTTTCAGATGATCTAGAGTGGTGTACGAGCCAACCGTGTTTTCAGGAATTAAATCAAAAAGAGTTTATTGACGAGCCAAATGAAGTCAAGGCATTAGCGGCCATGACTGTATGCGGTGGAGGATTTATCTGTGCGAATTCCACGTTTTCATGGTGGGGGGCTTTCTTGGGGGCCTATCAGTCTAGATCACCGATTTGTGTCCCGAAGGAATGGATGCGTGGCTTTGACACATCGGAACTCTTTCCTATAGAATGGATACAGATTTAGGACCTAGACCTCCACTGCTCACCGCACACATTACAGATATACAAATACTTCAGATTGACTGCGTCATATTTGATATAAATAACATCCCTCTGTTGCTTTCCCGTGTTTGTGACACAGGTAGCTTTAGGACACTTGATCGTTACCACGTGAGGTAACGTTGGATCTTGCCGGGTGAATTCATTCAGCAAAATCTTATACCCCTCACTCGACCGCTCCTGAACAACGGTTTCCATCGCCAAACCTCCCTGCGTATCCTTCTCGGAGAACCCACACGTGCGACATAGACGCAAAAGTTCACCCGACTTTGCGTCCATGTAAAGATAATTCTCGCACTTAGGACAAAACTTCATCTTCTTTATACCGCTTTTCTATTCCTCTTTAACACTCAATTTTAGGCCACGCCAATTTGACTTCACGCTCATCCCATACGTTAAATTCGACCAGTGACGTTCGGGTAAAGATGCCCGTTCCTCAATCTTTTTCTTTAGAATGACTTCAAGTTTGGGTATCTCATCTTCCAATATATCGTGAAAATGCCGCCACGGTGACATTTCAAGATTATTTTTATGTCTTTTAAGAGTCTGTAACATAAGGTTTACCATGTTATATTCAACTGCGTCTGCGTAACTTTTATGTTTTTCTTCCATGAGAGTTCCTCTTTCAAACGCCGGTTCGTGAGACAGGGGGTTATCATCCAGCAATGCGATTATACTTAAGAGAACTGTCGACAGACTCTGGGTTCCAGACCATCCAGGACCTGTATATGTTCCTAGAATGCTTAGACAGACCTTGCCTTCTGTATACAAATTCGGATGAAACCGTGTATAGGAATCACACGTCAAAAATGTCACTTTCGGGGGAGAGAACGGATAATCGTCAGGAAACACGAAAGAGAAATGAAGAAGACAACCTTCATAGGGCGTGGATGGAGGGCCCCTAATTAATGCCTCGCCTAGCTTAAAATTAGTCTCATTAAACCAATACCATATACCACTCTTTACCATTAATTCTTCTTTTGCTCTCAAACTATCTTTCATTAAACGGCGCCCTACTTGTCCTCCTTGTCCTGACATTACACGACTTCTTTCTTTGTTTTATCAAGAAGCTTTAGCTAGTGAGTTGCTTGGGTAAATTTGAGTTTGTTTTTTCCTAGTGAAATCGCATGAATAAGTAGATGGCCACCTCTACCCTTGACCTGTTTCACCAACATGGATTATGGAAATTTCTCTGCGAACATATCGCTAAGAAGGGTGAAGGCAAGGATGCGACCGTTACGGGAATGGGAGAGTTAACAGGTAAGTGGCTTGTCACAGATGCCGAGTATCCGAAGTTTCTTGACTTGTTGAACGACTATTTGTTTGTGAAGAATCTTCGGGCTCTTGGCTTTGTCGAACAGCCCCGTGTCGACAAGTCGAAGCCATTCTTGCTTGATTTCGATTTCCATTACAAGAAAGATAAGAATCTGACTCGGGCCTTTGACGATACACATCTACGTGCGATCTGTAAATTGGTCAAGGATGCGATTGACCACTTCATTGATATCAGCAGTTTCGAGAAGCTGCGATTCTGTGTGACTCTGAGGCCCCAGCCCTACGCAGATAGGGATAAGATCAAGGATGGTATTCATATTATGTGCCCTGATCTTCCATTCATGAATGATAAGTGGAACGTGGTCCGCAAGTATCTCCTGGCCCGTTCGGCCATTACGGAGGTCTTTGGCCAAACGGGCTATTTCAACAAGGATGAAGATGTGTATGACGCAAGTATGGGCAGGAAGCAGGGCTGGATGTTTTATGGGGCCTCCAAGCCAGCCATCCCCGCCTACAAACTTGAAGCTATTTACACTTTCTATCCTGAAAGCAACACGTGGGAGGATGACGATGTGAAAAAGTTCAGTAGCCGTCAGCTCTTAGAATTTATGAGTCTTCGCTACAAGGTGGATGATGATGATACCGTCATCCGTGACGACGTGAAGGGCGAGTTTGAGGATCTATTGAATCCACAGCAACAGGCATATAGTGCCCCTGTGGCTACGCCTGACCCGACTGCGATGGTGGAGGCAAATACAACGATTAATGAACTTCTACAAATTCACCAGGCACTTGTTCCAAAGAATGAAGGAGAGGCGGATATCACAAAACGAATGGTCCTCGAGTGTCTTTCAATTGAACGTGCTGATAACAGAGACCAGTGGATTCGTGTAGGCTGGTGCCTTCACAACATTGAGAAGTCCGAGGCAAACTTTGATCTATGGATGGACTTCAGCAGAAAGTCATCCAAGTTCGCAGGCAATGATATAGGAAAACTCCGCAGGGACTGGTTTCACGGCATGCGAAAGGATGGTGATGGACCTCGTCTAGGTATTCGCAGCTTGTATAAGTGGGCCCGCGACGACAATAATGAGAAGTATAACGAGATTATTGACGAGGACATTCATGCGTATATTATTGAGAAGACAGATGCGACACATTATCATATCTCTAAACTCATGCACAAGATGTATGGTTCTATTGTAATTGCGTCGATCAGCAGCAAGAATACAGAGTGGTATCTATATGATGATCTTATGAATATGTGGCGTGTTCTGAATCAGGGTCTAGAGTTCCGCAAGAAGATTTGTATTGATGTGGCTGACAAGATTCAGGATGCCGCAGATTCTGTAGGATCTCGTAATCGTGGTCTAACGGATAATGATAGAAAGAATAATCTTGAAAAGATTAAGCAATTGACCGAGATGCAAATAAAATTGTATTCAACAGGCTTCAACGATTCCGTTATGAAGATGAACCAGACGCTCTTTGCCGACGACGATTTCATGACGAGACTGAATGTGAATCCGAATCTATTCGGGTGTGCGAACGGAGTTCTAGAGCTTCGTGTAAAAGAGCCTGGGGATACGAGAGAGCGTGTGATCTTTCGTGAGGGTCGCCCTGAAGACTATGTGAGTTTCCTCGCAGGCAAGAATCTGCCCGATTTCCCTGCGATCAATTATGTGCCCTACGATCCGAAGGATCCGCGACAGGCCGAGCTCGATGATTTCTTCTCTAAGTTGTTTCCTCGCCCTGAACTCAAGAAGCATGTTCTGAAACTCCTGGCCGCGTGTCTCGAGGGCACAAACAAGGAACAGCTCTTCTACTTTATGATTGGTGTGGGCTCAAACGGTAAGTCCAAGCTAATCAAGTTGATGGAGCTGACATTCGGTGACTATCAGACACCACTTCAGTCAACTGTGTTTACGAGGAAGCGTCCTGAGTCAGGTGCCGCGAATCCAGATCTGATCGTGGCCAAGTGTCGTCGCTTTATCTATTCGCAGGAGCCTGACGCCAAGGAGCCCCTAAATACGAGCCGCATGAAGCAGATGTGCGGTGAGGATATGATTGAGGCCCGAGCTTTATACGGTGACCAGGAGCGTTTCAAGATCATGGGACGTATCTTTATGATGTGTAATACGTTGCCGCCGATCAATAGCATGGACAATGGCACCTGGCGGCGTGTTCGTGTTATTAAGTTTGAGAATCGTTTTGAGCCCGAGGATCACCCTGACGTTGTCAAGGGCACGCCTGGATTCTTTCCGCGTGACAACCAGCTCGAGGAGAAGCTGATTTCCTGGCGGGAGCCGTTCTTGTCACTTCTAGTCCATATCTATGAGACGGAGTATATGCCAAATGGCCTCCACCCTGAGCCTGCCATTATTAAGCAGGAGAGTGAGAAGTATAAGTCCGACCACGATTCCTTTGCGAAGTTCCGTGTCGAGCGTATCAGGGAGCGTCGCGATGGATATGACGAGATCACAAACAATGTGGTGGCTCTCAAGGATATTGCTAAATGCTACAAGCGTTGGGCCGATGCCACGGGTGCCAGAAAGCTGGACATGAGTGAATTGGAGAATCGCTGCGAGGATGCGTTCGGCGATTCGAGAGGAAAGAGGACCTACAGCCACATCCGTGTTTTCTTGGAAGACGAGGAGGTGGAGGAATTCGAGAGGGTTCATGAAGAGGGCGAGCCTGCGATCGCAGATTAGGCATACCGCACAATTGTTAACATAATAACAATGCCAACAATAAAAAAAGTAGTTAAAGTTTGTATTTTTTGCTCGACGGTCAAGGAGATCGCCAAAGCAAAGATTAAATAGCTCACAAAGAAGAAAAAGAAACTAAAATCCTGAAGAGTATAGATTCTGTCCTTAACAAATGTAGACGGCATGCCGTTCTTTCGTTCAAGAAATTCACGGTCATAGGTCGCTGCGGCTTGTTCTGCGGCCTCAATACGATTCTCGACTTCGCCAAGACGGTCTTTTACATTTGTAACTGTCTCAATGAGTTCTTTTGTAGACGCGTCGCTCCTTAAATAACTTCTCACACTCGCATCTAATTGTTCTAAATCAATTTTAAAATTACGTAGTTCTGAGCCCATATCAGTCATTTTCTATCTACTCTATCTACTCTACTAGACTTTAATTAAACCAGGAGCAGACACAGGGGCGGGGCTATAATCTTTAAAGCCTGCCTTCGCAGGAGGGCAGTCAGAAGGGCCTGATCCTGTATCCACATTAAAGTGGCCAAACTGACGACGGTTCCAATATCTCTGGTCTCTGACCCGATTTGTATAATTCACACGGTTTATGATGATAACAATATCGACAAACAAAAGAATGCCTACGAGAATACCAAGCAGAGAGTTCGAGAAAAGGCCGATCTTTTGAAGGTAGACAAATCCGGAGGAAAGCAAGACAGTTATAAAGAGAATCTGAAAGACAAAGAGAGTATCTAGCTTATTGCCGTAAGTCCATTCGTTGATTTCACGCTGCCGTGTAGCCAAATCCTTATTTCCTTTTGCGATACCAATAACATCCTGATTCGATTTATTTAACTGTTCACCGATATCATCTACGTCACGATTTCTCACGTGATAGTAAAGTAATGAGTTTTGGATCGCATTATTGCGAACAGCGTCGGTATATGTTTTCTGAAACGTGGACTGTCTGTCATTTGTAAGATTATCAATTAGACTGTCTTTCTGTGATGAAAAATAAGCGGCCTTTTGATCATCAGACATGCCTTTTAACGCAGCTGTATACTGAACATCCTGGACAAGCCGGGTAAGGTCTGAATTGCTTTGGATATTACCCATCTCCTACTCTATTTGCGATAAATATAGAAGAGTAGGCCAATAGAAACCAAATTCAAAAATCCATAGAGTGCAAGTAGGTTATTCGCCGAAAGGTTCTTTTCCTGTGAGAACTCAACCATCTGCTTTCGTAAGTCACTGACAGCCGTCTCCTTTCTCAACATGGCATTGTGGGACGCAAGCTTTCCATACGTATTTGTAATTTTCTCATTCAACCTGTTAATATCAGTGCTTTGAGTGCCCATTTCAGAGGCACTCCTTGTCGCAATATAATTCGTTATTTGAACAAGATCATTGAGTTTTGTGTTAAACCCCTTGACTATATCAAGATTCTTATTAATGTTCGCCTGCTGTCCATCGGAAAGTGTGCTGCCAGAGGAGGTCGTAGCAATCACATCAAACAGTTCATCAAGGGAAAACTTATACCGATTGTAATAATGACAGAATTCTTTCTTTATTTCATTCATTGTTGCCTTTTCGGTTTCACCAACATTCGGTAGAGTTTTTCCTACTTGTTCACGTGTCTCTTGTGTAGGTGATCCTATATTTTGAAGTCGCTTCTGATAGGATTCTGCTGTGAATAACTTTCCGTTACTAACGAGACCATCGTAAATAGTCTTAAGTGACTCGATCCGTAACCTGTCATTTGAATCACGAGTAACTGAACCACTCGGTAATACAGATGGACTATATACCCTGTTTAATGTAGAATCTGTAATTGTTTCGGCTGTGCAAAAGGCCATCCTTGTCTGTCTATTGATAACTAGGAGTAAAAAATGACCCAATTAGAGGTATCCTGTCCAAAGAATATCCTTGAGGAGTAAACTGTAGTTCAATAGAAGCCAGACGTAGAAATAGACCAAGCGATAGAACTAAGAAGAAAATGGATAGTCCTAAAAGAACCGGGACACTTTCCTTCTTTAAAGGCCTTCCTAAAGGAAACCAGGCCTCCCAGACAGTTGTTTTATTATAGGGCTTTTCAAGAAGCGAAGCACGTTCTTTTGCCTGTGCCGCAATCTCCTCTTTATCTTTTAGTTCTTCTCTTTTCTTATCCAATGTCTTTTGAATAGTATAAATCTCACTAGATTGATCTTGTTTACTAATGCTATCATTGTTAACACAACGTTTAAAATAATTCATGAAATTTTTTTTATAAGTAAGAGTTGCTAGCTTCTGTGTCATACGTTGCTGAGCAGCTGGATCACTTGAAGATGAATCAGTATAATACTGATTTGAAAAATAAGTATCCAAACTAGCTAAACTGTCATGATTAAAAACATCTTGTGTCTCCTTAAAAGTATCATACTTTTCTTGACTTGAATAATATTGTCTAGCATACGCACAATCTCTGTTTTCTGGCGGTGTTGAAGGCAGTGCTCTCATCTTTTCTCTACGGAGAACAAATCCTATACATAATATACTCTCCCGCTGAAGGGCTCGGCCTCGTAATCTTTACAACATCACCAGGAATCATCCCTAGAACACGAGTTTGTATATCTTCATGATACCGAATAAGCGGCAACTTCACACGCTCGGTCTGTGTGAATGGAATTTCGGCCCTCGGAACCTTTTCGTGCTTTGGAACAAGAACATGATCGGAAGGATGAATGACTAGGTTCGCAATTCGAAAGAAGGCAATGCGAAGCTTATGGGCACCCCACTTTTCATATGCGGCAGTATGATACACTTCTACAACAGGCTCACCCTCGGGGGCAGCCAACATTACAATGACCTCCGTCGTCTTTGGATCTACAGGATCGGTCTTTTCATCGTCTAAGAGATCATTAATGAATCCACTGAGGCGATTCTTAACCTTCACAAGAGAATAGACAACGCGACACTTTGTAATCTGCGAATCTGCCTTTTCAAGAGGTCGCTCTAGATCCATCCGGAGAGCTTCCTGGCCTGCGGTCACCATCAAGTTAATTTCATCTGGGCCAAACTTTTCAAACGGCTTCGTGTTATATCCGCGTTCGGATAAAATACGAAGAAGAACCTTGCGACTTCTATAAAGATGATCAAATACCTCAAAGTTCATCCTGTGCTACCTTTCTTTTTATGATGGAGCGAATCAAATTTAGGCTATTGCCCTGGCCTAGCCCAACTTATTTATCGTTACCTTTACATTGTGTTGTTGCTGTGGCTGTTGTTGCTGTTGTTGCGGCTGTTGAAAGCTAACACCTCTAGAGTTACGTCTTGTTTGGTTGTTTGCTGGTCTAGATTGTTGCTGCTGCTGTTGTTGCTGAGGCACAAATCCACTCTCCTCCATTGCCTCACGACTTGTATCGACAACAAGTGTGGGCGGGGCACCAGGTCCTGCGGGATTTATATATTGTAGAGGAGGTGCCCCTTGCTGCATTCCTTGCGGTGCCATCATCATCGGAACCATCATTGGCATCATTACAGGCACCTGTTGCTGTTGCTGTTGTTGTTCTTGGCCTTGTCCTAAAGGGACAGGGGCAGGGACAGAGACAGAGGCATTGCCTGCATTCGCGGCCGTATTCGCGGCAGTAGCATCAGCAAAATCGACCTCTGCGGCCAAACGTTCATTTTCCGACGGAACGACAGGTGCGTCCGTGTTCTGTTTCGGAGCCGCTCCTAACGCAGATAAATCCTCTGGCTTGACCTCAACGACCTTCACTTCCTCGACAATTTGAGGAGGCTCTCGTGTATCCTTATAGATATACTCAGGCAATTCCATATTCGCAAACTCCGCCATTAATTCGTCATCAATACTTAAGACATCAGGTGTAGGTAACTGTTGAACATCTTTCGCGGTCAAATACCGCATTCCAATATTCATATACGTCGATAACTCTTGCTCTAAGAGTTTTACAACATAAGGCATTTCCACAGTGGAATAGGTCGCTAAACTACGCTTATTTGGAGGAAGGGCCTCCAGATTTGATACTGTGTCTCCAGAATACTTCACAGGCCCATCACACATAGGACAGATATAGATACCTTCTTTCTTATTCACAATGGGTATCGTGCCGCATCCATTACAGATCGTAAATTCAGTTCCATCTGCTCTCTTCATCAATGACTCCTGGAAAAACTTGCTGACACCATGACCCTCCATGGCCCAGCATTCCATCTCGCCAATACGCAGACCACCTTCATTACCACGTCCTCCTGTCGGTTGATGCGTTCGTTGTTCTTTGCGTCCCTGTGCTCTCGCGTTTAGCTTATCTTCTGTCATGTGCTTCAGACGCATCGTGTAACATTGACCAATAAAGACGGTGCTCTGAATCTGAACTCCTGTTGTTCCATCATAGAGAACTTCATTTCCATACCGTTCCATTCCAAACTCTTGTTCCAGGATAGTTCCAATGGCCTCACTCGGATCTCCATCATTCATAAAACTCGTCCCGTTCGCAATCGCACCACACGCAGTCGCGGCCTTTCCGAAAATTGTCTCTAGAAGCTGGGCAATTGTCATACGACTCGGAATCGCGTGTGGATTCATGATCATATCGGGCACAACACCATCCACTGTTCTCGGCATATCACAGCCCTTGATCGCCATTCCTAGCGTTCCCTTTTGCCCGTGGCGGTTCGAGAACTTGTCGCCCAACTCAGGAATTCTGTCTTGTGTAACACGGACTTTTACGAGGCGGAGACCTGTATTGCTAACCGTTACAACAACCTTTTCAACACGGCCATGTGTCCACACTTGCGGTGTAACTGACATATCTCGCATCTGCCCAGACTTTGATCTTAAATAGCGTGCCACAATGACAGTATTCTGGTCAACATATTCTCCCTCCTTGATTAATCCTCTATCGTCTAGTTTTGTATAGTCAATACCAGGTTTCAAGGATGTCCATCCAGGAACTCTCGCAGGATTCGCAATTCGTGTTTGGGTTTCCGCCTTTTCATCGTCCTCCTCAAAGGCCTCATAGGAACGGAACGAAATGCTGCGGAACATACCTCTCGCTAAAGCATCCGCATTCATAACAATACCGTCATCCTGGTTGTATCCAGTAAAGGATCCAATTGCTAAGATTAAATTGTGCCCATATCCAATATTTCCATCCGCTACATAATCATAATATAGAGTGCGACAGAGAGGTGCCTCTCCATAACAAAGAACATGGACCTGGTTATCAAACCGATTCTGGTAATTTGTAGAATACACCGAGAGACCCTGTTTACTCTGTGAGCAACTCAGCTGGTTTCTCGGTGACTGGTTGTGATTCGGAAACGGAATCATGCTCGTCATGAGTCCGAGAATTGTGGACGGATGAATTTCTAAATGAGATGTCTCTGTAACAATATATTCGGGAAAATTCGCAACATAGATCTCATTCTGCTCATAAGGATCTACATATTCAATAACACCCGTTTTATCCTGAAGAAGGGTTACATAATCCTCCAGTTTCACAGATTCCTTGTCCTTTAAGGGATCTAAGAATCCAGGCGTGCTAATTTCTCTGGCCGCAGTGACAAAAAAACTGCCCATGACCAAATCACGCCATTTTGTAAGTTTTCTGAGTGTATCAAGAGGCAGTGTTCCACCAGGCCCCAAGTGGATCAGCGGCCTCACAGGTCGCCCTTCGTCCATATACAAAAAGACACGACGATCGCGAATACTAAATCCAATACTACAAAAGGCAGGAAGGCATCCTGTCCATTTAAATAGCTTCAAGACATCTCTGAGCAACGCGGGCCTCAGTGTATATCCGACAATACCACCATTTAGAAAAAAGGGAACCGCGGCCTTTCGAACATCATCATTTACAGAATCGCAATTTATAACTCCTCCTCTCTTTAAAAGCCACTCGATCATAGATAGGGGGCTTGTGCCTGTAGATATGTGAGCCATAATACTCAGATTTTTTGTGATGCCGATAGAACCACCCGTCGGTGTTTCGCTGGTACAGAAATATCCATACTGGCTCGGATTTAGACGACGCGGCCCAGGAAGTTTCATTGTTGTGTCGAAATCGAGGACAACGCGGCGGCAGTGTGATAGGAAGTCGTGATAGGAGAGTCTTGAAAGACTTTGAAGAACTCCAGCTTTTTCTTCGCTGTTAGGGCCTGATGACCATTTTCCTTTGAATCCCCGCATAAGTCCTTCTGTAATGAGATTCGGCATGAATAAATGGGACCGATTTCCAGGAGCAAAAATATCCAAAAACTTCTCGTCTTGATATATCTGCGGCTTGTAAGCATATTCTTTATCAATGGCGAGAGCGACCTTCTTTGTCCAGTTTGTATAGAGTCCCTGAAAAAGCATCTGTATCAAGAAGCCGCTCGTCAGGCAACGCTGATTACGCACATCGTCACGATTTGTGGGTTCGTCGATTCCGTTCGATACACGCAACATCGATCTTACAAGTTCTGCGAGATATGTCGCCCTTGCTAACGGTATATCTTGAACATGAATAAAGAGTTGATTGTGGATAATATCGAGAACGTGGGCCTCTGAAAAACCCTTTGTCAGGACTTTTATGTAATGAACCGCAGAGTAGGTATCCACAAACGGCAGGGCTTCAAGAATGCTCGGTATGAGATAGGGCTCAAGGAGTTTTGTTTCCGCAGAGTCCTCGTCAGGGAATATAAGTCTTACAATATCTTTATCGGATTGAACACCCAGGGCACGAAACAAAATAAAAATCGGAATAGGCTTTCTTACAAACGGAATAGAGATTTGAATCGCATCGGTTGCCCTTGACATCATAAAGGAAATACGTTTCACTTGACGCGTAGTCGGTGAAAGGCACGAAATAGATGAATATTGTTTAATCTGCGGATTTGTTTGGTTTGAGATATAGAGTGTGTTGAAAGCCTGTTCCTGACGCGTAATTAACACCTTTTCAGCCCCATCAATAACAAAATAGCCTCCATAATCATATTCACATTCTCCAGCCTCTCGTAGCAGATCGGCAGGCTTATCGTGAAGAACACAGTAACGACTATGAAGCATAATCGGCATACGAAATAGAGGTATACGATTATCGACACCTGTAGCCTCGTCTTTTACAAACTGAATCTCGTGGGGCACTCCTTGTAATTCCCCCGCCTCATTGGCTGTCTGGATTGTAATACGGACAAATACATCTGCGAGAATGATTGATCCATACGTTAAATTTCGGAGACGGGCCTCATTTGGAAAGAGTAGGCGGACTTCTTCCGCTTTTTGGAGACTGATTGTGGGAGTGCCTATTGAAATGCCTTTTCCATCGAGACCTCCAATATAGACTTCAACTTTGTATTTGTAGAGTCCTTTGTTTTGAATTGGCTCCTTTACAATTAAAATAGGATTTCTGGCCTGGAGAATACTCGGTAAGCCTTCGCTCAGGAATTGATCGAACGAATCGATATGGTGTGCTGTGAATGGGTAGACAGTCGTTTTAAAATAAGAATCAAGAAGCTGTTTTGCTAACTGCCGAGCTTCATCACCTTTCAATGTCTGCATCGGAAGAACCCTATTCGTTTGTTAGGTTTCTTCTGATACCGATTAAACTTAGACTACAGTATTATGAACGTATTTCAGATGTCAACTCACGAGCTATTCCTGTGGCCGTCGTGTTGACCAGGGTAGGCTTATAGGCCATGTAGGGAGGGTTCGCCGTATTCGGAGACGCCGAGGCGGGTAGTGGAAGGCCCTTCGAATACATCTGGGCATCATACAGTGCGGTCGTCGGATTATTTGCTAGAAGAGGACGGAAACTTAGAGCAGATCCAAACTCCGCCAGTGTCGGGAATCCTCCCATCTGCTTACGAAGCTTTCTGCTCCGTTTTCCTCCTTTCTGTGATACCTGGTTTGAGCCCATGTCGGCCGCCAACTTCGGCGTCGTGTCTACCTGGCCACACTGTGCCGTGATTGAATCCTGGTTGAATTTTGTCGCATACGAATCAAATCCGGAATCGACGTAGGCCGGAAAGGAACCATAGTGGCCCTGCGTTTGCGTAAGACCAGGGCCCATTGTATAGTCTAAAGGGGCTCCTCCTAGAGGAGAAGACCCGCCTTTCTGTTTGCGTGTTCCTTTGCCTTTGCCTTTCTTCGCCTCAAACAAAAGATACGCATCCGCGGCCTTATCATCGACAGGTCTCTTGAAGACTTTTAGCCATTCCTTTTGAAAAGCCCTGCGTCTAGCGGCCTGATCCCTTGTCGGGCCTCTCAAAAGCGAAAGTGTGAAGCGTTCCATATGATCAAACGATTTGCGTAGTTGAGGTATTGTCATCATACCCTTTTTTTGTTTCCGCGTTGTCATCGTCTACTTCTACTTGTAGATTAGACTTGCGAAGGAGGAAATCCAAGTGTTCTGTTGTTGTTATTATTCTTCTTTACCAGGTTTGTCACCGTATTTATAGCTCTGTTGATGCCTGCCGTAATAGGGTTTGTTGATGTATTTGCGGACGGCATATTTGCGACGGTCGGCATCGGAATAATCGAAGCCGTAGAATTGGAAGAAGATGAGGACACAGGAAGCAAATAACCAAGATAAATGATGATTGCGACCAGAAGACCACCTACCATCAAATAAGGAGCATACGCGAGCGATCCAAGTTGCCATGTCGACATTCTGTATTCAACGCCAAACTGTGTCCAGTGTTGATAGACTCCGAGCGTAAGAAGAACCATCGAGACGACTGCGAGCGTCAAAGGGCCCAATGACGGAAATACAAAAAAGACAACTGCCGCTGCTAATAATAAAACAAGAACTGATGGTAAGAAGAACTCCATCTGTCAATGACTCTTCTGTTTCACTAGATTTTCTCTATTAAATCTTTCTGTGTAAGAAAGTGCTTCCGACAACAGGGCCGAGTAAGACCTAGTTCATCTAATACCTTCTTTTCAGGTGTTGCGGGAACCGTAGTCCCGTCCATGTAATATGGAACTTCGGACTGGTCGCCCTTTAGTTTCTTCAATTCGGCTTGGTAATATCGCCACTTATCGGCAATTAGCTTTCCACAGTTCATACACCGAATGGGAATGATCATTGTTTGTCTGCCCGTCTACTGTTCCAACTACGAAACAATTTTAGGCAGTAACCTGTTTCCGGCTGCGTAAGAATGAAGACAATCAAAGCATTGAGACAGTCCAGAGAATGACCTCACTGTTGTATTCGAGTGGACTGAACTTCCAGAATGGCAATCCCCTTGGTCGGAAAGTGCGTGCTTTAGAAACGGAAGTTGAATCATTGAGAAAGGAACTTATGACACTGAAGGCATCGGGCCTTTCGGCCGCCGCTGCCCCTGTGACTGTAACTGTGGCTGGTCCTCCGGGCCCCCAGGGTCCTGCGGGCCCTCCTGGTCCTTCAGGCCCTCAGGGACCGAAGGGTGATATGGGTCCGATGACTTATATCCAGATGGCTGCTCCTGCGACTGCTCTTGCTCCTGCTCCTGTTGTAGCGACTGCTCCTGCTCCTGTTGTTGCTCCTGCTCCTGTTGCGACCTCTTCAGCAACCTCTTAAACCAATATAATTCGTAATTTACGTAGAGCTGACTCACTGATTTGAATATCCTCTTGATGTTTCAAATCATAGAGAATTCTCTGTAAGGGAAGATTGGGATATTTTCTCAGATAGGATTCAATAATCTGTAGCTCTTCCTCTGTTTTTTCGGACTTTGCTTTCACTTTAACCTTGACCTTGACAACCCGTTTCGGCCCTTCCGATGTCTGCTGTAATGGCCCAATATCAATCTTCTCTGCGTGATGATCATCGTGGCACTTCTGACAGACAACAACCAAGTTTCTCAATGTATTGTCAACACCCTTTACTCTAGGTGTAATATGGTGGACTTCTAGACCATTTACGATTGGCGATTTACAGACTTCACATTCCTTTTTGTGTAGAGATCCATTCCAGGAACTCGGCGATGCCGCTTCCTCCGTTGTTTCACCAAGAAGTTGTTTCCGAAACTGATGAGCTTCCTTCAAAATCTCATGAGATAAATGCATTGCCCTCGCAACCTCTAGACCATACAGTGTTCCTCCTGGGCCCTTATGAAGAGTCCTATCATAGACTAACATATCTCTAGCCGCATCGTAGCTTACACGTAAATGCCACATTGCGACTCTCGGTAAGGCAAGAATTTGGGGCAATGAATACAGTCCATGAAGATGAGTCGCAAAGATAAATCTCGCGTTTTGTCTATGAAGGTGTGTAATTCCCGCTGCGACAAGACTTGTGGCCGACACAGACTCTGTCCCTGAACAGAGTTCATCGCCCAAAACAAGACTTTGTTGAGTTGCTCTGTCAAAAATGTCACGGAGTTCTGAGACTTCGACTGCGAAGGAGGACAGCCCTGCCCACAAATTATCCTGGTTCAGAATTCTCGTCAAAATGGATTTAAATGGAGAGAGTTGAAAACTCGTAGCAGGAACATAGGATCCAGCTTGTGCCAATAAGACACTAATACCGATGGATTTCATAAGTGACGACTTTCCAGAGGCGTTCATTCCGTAGAGCAGCCATCCATTCGCATCTTGATCTGAACCAAGAGAGACATCGTGTTTTACATATTCAATGCGATTTTGAAGAGACTCGATAAGAGGATGACGTAGACCTGTCGCTTTGACAGAAGATACATCAGACTTCAGAAGAATAGGTTTCACATAGTGATTCTCCTTCGCAACTTTCGCCAAGGCAAAGGTCACATCCAGAGTTCGAATCCACTCCTCAAACCCAAGAGTTTGTTGAATGGGGATTGAAGAACAGATAAGAGGCAACTCCTCCTCAATCGCTTTCTTGAGTGAGGAACGCAGGCCAAGAATTTTACCGTGAAGTGATTCTAAATAAGAGAAGCGTATGGATCCACGTCCAGATTTCTTGGGTTGCGTTATAAGATCAGGATAAGGAAGAGGTAGTCTAGTCGCAGCCTCTTTAATTGCGTTGAGGGTTTTGCTCGTCGCACTAAAATAATAAGACATCGTATCCTGACTTTCGAGTTTCAACGCATCCTCTGGTAAGGAAGCCCACACTCTTACTTTTTCCATGGCGTCTAGAGCTTCCTGCCTTGCCCCCGCTAACTTCTTTTCAAGATCTGCGACTTTTGGTGCCTTGGTCGCAGGCAAAAAACAGAGATCCTCATTGCCTGTAGCCAGCTTCGCCTTTTCAATATCAAAGTTCTCTAAGAAGAGAGAACGAAATGCTTTGAAAGAGGCCTCGCACTCAGGTGTCATAACCAACAGTCCTGTCTGAAGATCCTGTAGCCGCTGAATTGATCCATAACTCTGATCCAAGGCCAAGATATCCTCCGCCGTCACTGTATACAATATAATCTTTCGATGAAGACGCGAGATATCATGAAGTAGACGAAAGGCTGCGTCAATCTGTCTCTGTAGATCTACAGGAACGTTGTAGGCCGCCTCGACTTCATCAAGACGTTTCTGAATTTTATTCAGATCAGAATATGGATATAGAAGACGATCATATAGACCTCTGCGGCCCAAACTCGTCAGACACTTCTGAAATAGAGTAACGACCGACTGCTCCTTTGCCACAGAAATGTAATTTAACTGTAGAAGCGTATTGTTTCCAAGATACACCGCCTCATCCGATGACCAGATTGTGTGATTCTGAAGCATTTGGATCGCAGTCGGCACATGGTCCTCTGCGAATCGCAGAAGGCAAATTAGAACCCGTTCTGTTAATGGTTTCTTAGTCAAATGAAGCTGCTCATAGAGTGGAAGTAAAGAAGCCTGTGATGAAAAAATCCGCTGTAGATAGTCCTTTCTCACGGTCTCCTTCTCAAAGCCACCCTGCTCCTCCTTATTCGCGAGCTCAAAATGAAGAGTGCCCTTCAATAAACCAAACCGACGCCTCAGCTGATTCTCTTGCGGCATTGTGAACCGAGCTCCCCGCCAATACAGAATTGTCTCTTTCGGTGGATGCACTTGAAAGAAATGGATCAGAGTATCTGTCGCCTGTAGACCTCCAATCTGACACACGGATTCATAGGATTTCACTGTTCCTGTTGTTAAGTCTAGAGCTGCGGCCGCATACGCCCCTGAATCTTCCTCTAGCCAGATCGCAGCTAAATAGGGAGCCTCTACACCTGCGGCTTCCATATGCGTCCCTGGACTGAAGATTCGGACAACAGGGCGACTGATTACATCACCCTTTGAATTCTTCTTCTGATCCGCGACCACCAAAGTCCAGCCCTCTCGTGTCAGAATTCCTGCGAACTTTTGTAAACTCTGCTCAGGAAATCCTGCGAATAAACAATCTTCACCTTTTGGGCCGTCCTTTTTCTTCGTCGTCAAGGTGATACCGAGGGTTTCCACCGCCTGTTTCACATTGGTTTGGCCCTCTTGTGTCAAGGGATCTAGAACATCATATAACTCATAAAACATGCCGACCATCATCACAAAACACGTTTGAGGACCATAGAGTTCTCTATAGTGTTTCCACTGTTTTATATAATCTTCATACATTTGAGGCTTGCTTACCTATACATGGCGTTTAGGCTTAAGGCTTCCACTTTTTTTACAATGCTCTACTTTTTAGCATCATATAATCTGAATAGATCTTTCGTAGAAGAGTCTCGGGAGCATTTGTTGTCTCTTTAACAAGTTTTGCCTCCTTTAGAATTTTCTTGATATCATCAATACCTTGTTTCTTCGCATCAAACCGAATTTTATTTGCTCGAGTAACTCGTTTTCCAAAGCCCTGAAGAGACATTCTGATTTTCTTGGCCGACTTACGAGTCTTTGGCAAGCTAGAAGAAACGACTTTTCCTTTCACAGGTGCTAAGACAACATTTGAGGTAGACTTTGCTTTCGGGCCCAGAATTACCTTGACAGGCTTTTGAACCTGCGATCCTCCAATAGGAGCAGGCATAGACGTCGTCACTGCGGTCATCGTCGCTTTGAGATTCATATGTTCTGACGCCTTTACAGGAGGAGCATTCGCGGTAACAGGTGCCTTTGAACTCTGTAACTGATCAATTGTCCCAGGAGACGTTCCACCACTCTGTGCCGTAGATCGTCCACGCCGTCTTGTCTTTGATCCTTTATTCATATATGACTCCGCGGCCCCTCCAGTGATTACCATTGTCTTTGTATTTGGGTCCATGGAATCAATCTACATGAAGGGGCTAAAATTGATTGATTATTTTCATCTAGGAAAGCCATACAATGTTCCCTTCCTATAGACACATTCTTGACATTTACTTCCAGCAGGCGGGGTGCCGTCAGATTATCAGTCATCAGACAGAATCGTTCAACAATTTCATGGACAATTATATCCCTGAAGTCGTTACAATGGTCAATCCTCTGATCATTCGAGGATCTCCTGAAGTTGCCTTGTCTGGCCCTCGCTCGGCCCTTGCGTCAGCTACAGGTCTCAGCACCTCCGCTGCGAATGCTCTCATGGGTAAGGAGGCAAATACAAACGCAGCGGCCGCGGCAGCCGCTGCCGCTGCGAACACTGTTCACACACCTCTTCGCTTTGAATATGAGGTTCAGCTCGAGTTCGAGAACACGAGCCTGCGTAAGCCCACAATCTTTGAGAATAATGGTGCGATTCTGCCGATGATGCCGAATGACGCACGCCTTCGTAATCTTACCTACGCCTCACCTCTCTTTGTAGATGTGCGGGTGACAACTACGTTCATCGACCACACAAAGGGAGGCGAGAGACAGTCGCGCGTTCGTCTCTTTCCGAATGTTCACCTCGGTAAGATTCCCGTCATGGTTGGAAGCAAGTATTGCCTACTCCATGACCAGAAGCACCTCCACCCGTCAACTCTCGGCGAGTGTGCCGAGGATCTGGGTGGCTATTTCATTATCCAGGGTGGTGAGCGTGTCATCATCTCACAGGAGCGTATGTCTGAGAACCGTCCCTTCGTGTTCCGTAATAATCGTAATCCGACAAAGGAACTCGAGGTCATTGAGGTCAAGAGCATTGGCCCTGATAACGACCAGGTTCCCAAGAACAACGCAGTCAAGATCATGTTTCACCCCAAGAATTCACAGATTCTTCTCTTGAAGGCAACAATGCCCCGCATCAAGACAGAGATTCCTCTTTGGATTCTCTTCAGGGCTCTCGGTGTAGAGACAGATAAGGATATTCGTGATCTGATTCTTGGCCCTTCTGGTGATAATACCTATGATAGCATTATCGATGAGACGCTTATGGAGGCTGAAAGTTTTAAGATTCTGACAAAGGCGGATGCTCTTGCCTGGCTCTCCCAGCATATTCATTCCTGGTCTTCGAAGTCACAGAAGCCTCTCATGATTCAGGATATTCTCAATCTTGAACTCTTTCCTCACATTGGCCTTGTAGAAGAGAAGGCCTATGCGAAGGCCTGCTTTCTCGCCCACATGACTCGCAAGGTTCTTTGGGTAAATTCAGCTCGTATGCCGAATGATGACAGAGATGCGTATCCGAATAAGCGTGTTGATATGCCTGGATTCCTTCTAGCCAATCTCTTTCGCACCTACTTCGCCACAAAGATGCTCAAAGATATTCGTGCGTCACTGGCAAAGGAGATTCATGGTGGCTCCTGGCGTGCCTCGGGCAACTGGGAGGAAATTGTGAATATCAGTAATATCTCTAAAATCATCAAGAGCACTATCGTGGAGGTCGGTCTGAAGACGAGTTTGGCGACAGGCAATTTCGGGTCTGCGAAGGCGGGCGGCCCCACAAAGATCGGTGTCTCTCAAGTTCTGAATCGCCTGAATTATATCGCGGGCATTTCACACTTGCGTCGTATCTCCACGCCGATTGAGAAGACAGGAAAGCTGATTCCGCCGCGTAAGCTACACAATACCCAGTTTGGGTATATCTGCCCCTCCGAAACTCCAGAGGGCCATTCAGTTGGTGTTGTGAAGAATATGAGCAGCACGTCAATTGTGAGTATCTATAGTAATCCTGGATCGACACGTGATTATCTAATGAAGCTGGGTCATCTGAAGGGCCTGAAGGAGACAACTGTTCTAGAGAAGCACACAGAAACACGTTTCTTCCTGAATGGAGCCTGGATTGGCATGATCTCGACGGAAAAAACGGAGGAGGTTGTGGATGCGTTGCGGAGAGCCAAGCGTTCAGGCCAGATCCATATCCACACGGGTATTATCTGGAGGCGGGCGATGCGTGAAGTGTGGCTGACGACAGAGGCAGGTCGTATGCTGAGGCCTCTCTTCTACGCTCCCACTTTCCGTGAAATCGCACAGGATGCTACTGGTGGCCTCCTTCATCAGATCAATCAGTTCACACAGTGGGAGCAGCTCCTTCTCTGGGAGTCTCCTAAGAGAAATTATCTGATTGAGTATATTGATCCTGGTGAGACAGAGGGTGTCTATATCGCAATGAATTATGAGAACACTCTCCAGGATGCCTCCTATACACACGTAGAAATCCACCCATCAACGATTTTGGGAACTCTTGCCTCCAATATTCCCTTTCCTGATCACAACCAGTCACCCCGTAATTCGTATCAGGCAGCTATGGGGAAGCAGGCAATGGGCATGTATGCCCTGAACTTCCAGGAACGCTTTGACGCGATGGCCCACATGCTCTGCTATCCCCAGATTCCATTCGTCTCTCCGTTTATGAGCCGATTCTATGGTGCTCAGAATATGCCGTCTGGCCAGAATATCATAGTCGCCATCATGACTTACACGGGTTATAATCAGGAAGATTCAATTATGATTAACAGGGCTTCTTTAGAGAGAGGCCTATTCCGTTCTGTCTTCTTTCGAACCTATAAAGATGAGGAGCGGAAGAATCAGTCATCTGGTGAAGAAGAGCGATTTGATCGGCCTGATCCGACGACGACCAAGCAGATGAAGAATGCGAATTACACAAAGCTGGGAGCTGACGGCTTCGTGCCTGAGAATGTCTATGTCGGCAATGAAGACATTCTTATTGGCAAGGTTGTGCCTCTGCGTGTTGCGACAGGCATGGTCATTCCCGCGGGAACCAAGAAGTATCGTGATGTCAGCCGCACAATGCGTAATAACGAGGTCGGTTATGTAGATCGCATCTTTAGGAATCGTAACGGTGAAGGCTATTCACTCGCAAAGGTGCGTGTCCGCCAGGATCGCATTCCTGAGATTGGAGATAAGTTTAGTTCTCGTCACGGACAGAAAGGAACTGTAGGAATGATTCTGGAGGCAGAGGATATGCCCCAGACTGCCTCTGGCCTCATTCCTGATATCATCATCAATCCGCATTGTATTCCTAGCCGCATGACGATCGCGCAGCTCATGGAGACACTGCTAGGAAAGATTGGAGCTGAACTTGGTTGCCTCGGCGATGGCACTCCGTTCAACGCAGTCACTCTTGATAACATGGAAACGATTCTAAGAGATCATCTTGGCATGGAGCCGTATGGTAATGATGTTCTCTACAATGGATTCACGGGTCGACAGATGGATACGAGTATCTTTATTGGACCGTGTTATTATCAGAGGTTGCGTCACTGTTCTGCTGATAAGCTCCACAGTCGTTCATCGGGTCCTCTTGTTATGCTGACACGACAGCCTGCGGAAGGCCGAGCCCGTGAGGGTGGACTCCGTTTTGGCGAGATGGAACGTGACTGTGTAGCCGCACACGGTATCACGGAATTTACCAAGGAGCGTTTTATGGAGTGCTCTGATCTGTTCCGTTGCTGGTCCTGTCGCGACTGTGGTCTCTTGGCGATTGCGAATCCGAAAGAGGGTATCTGGGCATGTAAGGGCTGCGGGAATACGACGAACTTCTCGGCAATTGAGATTCCGTATGCCTACAAGCTTCTAATGCAGGAGCTGGAGACAATGAACATTAGCAGTCGCATTATTACTCAGGGAAGAATCTTAAGAGATATTGCCCTAGATGTAAAGAAGGTGTAAATGGCGTTTCTGTTATTTGATGTTGAACGGTGCCTTGCCTATACATCTGTTTTGTCTGCTCTTGATCTCTCAGGTGTCGATGTCGATTCGCTTGTAAATGACCTTGCGGAGTCTCCTCACGGAGAGTGTCTTCTCAGAACAACAATTGGCCATTTTTTTCAGCCAATCTTGACTTTTATGGCATCAGGCTCTGTAACTGTCGTTCTCGTTAGCACATCTACGAATATGGCAGTTAGTAATCTAGTGAAACGGCTCATTGAGAAGAGGACAGGGTTTACAAGAATTCATGTCACCTCGATGGCCCAAAGGTCATGGCTTTCGATAAAAGACTTGTGGAGAAAATTGTATCCTGACGGAAAGGAACTCAAAGGGCAACAGGTTCTTTTCATGGATGACACGGATCAAGATGAACTTCGTAAAGATCCGTTGGCTTCTGGTATATGTGTTGTTCACTGTAAACCGTATGAATACAGAATTACAGCGAGGCATGTAGCGGCAGTTGATCGTCTTCTGGCGAAGTATGGACTGAAGGCGACTGATCCGAAACAGACAGGAATTGTGGAGACATTCGACGAAGAAGACGATGGACAGAGTCTATCGCTTGTTCAGAGTTTCTTAGAACAGACCACGCGGTTCGCCTAATTTGTTACTCCTGCGATTCCAAAATACGTTGGGGCCTGTTGACATGTCTTTTTTGATTGACCCAAGGCCATGATTTGACCCAAGGCCATGATTTGACCCAAGGCCATGATTTGACCCAAGGCCATCGATTTACCCAAGCCCACGAAAAAAAAGACAATGAGTGCGATAAGTATCAGTAGTCTTTTCATCTTACTATTCAAGGCCCTTAAATTTGAAAGCGGCCCCACGCTTAAACTAGGCAATGAAAGTCGTAATGCCCTATAGTATGCTTGTTCTTAAGCGTGACGGGCGTAAGGAGACGGTGTCGTTTGATAAGGTTCTAGGTCGTGTCCGCAAGGCATCCAAGGGCCTAGCTGTGAATCCTGATGCGTTGGCGCAGCAGGTTCTCGCACAGATCTTCGACGGTGTGAAGACAAGCGAACTTGATGAACTTACGGCACAGCTCGCTGCCTCGTTGACAACCCTTCATCCTGACTACGGCACTCTCGCAGGCCGAATTAGTATTAGTAATCATCACAAGAATACTACGGCGTCATTCTCTGAAGTCATGCTACGTCTGTCTGATCAGAAAATGCCGCAGACTGGGGAGGTAACCAGTTTTATTCATCCTGCTCTCTTGGCTTCCATCAAAGAGCATGGATCTGAAATTGATGCGAAGATCCATCATGACCGCGATTATCTCCTTGATTATTTCGGATTCAAGACTCTTGAGCGTTCCTATCTCTTGAAGGATACATCGATGGTTGTCCAGGAGCGGCCGCAGCATATGTGGATGCGTGTTGCTCTCGCCCTTTGGTTTAATGACCTGCCTCGGGCCTTCGAGACCTATGATTACCTGTCTACGAAGTGTTTCACACACGCGACGCCGACACTGTTCAACGCAGGAACGCCGAGACAGCAGCTTTCCTCTTGCTTTCTCTTGGCTATGTCGGACGACAGCATTCAGGGAATCTATAAGACACTCGGTGACTGTGCGGCCATCAGCAAGTTTGCGGGTGGAATCGGTCTCCATCTCCACAATGTGAGGGCCCGCGGCTCTCTGATCAAGGGCACAAATGGCCAGAGCAATGGCCTTGTGCCGATGCTGCGTGTCTTTAATAACACGGCACGCTACGTCGACCAGTGCTTTACTCCCGACACTATGATCTATACAGAGGCAGGTGTAAAGGCGATTGAGGATGTCAGTATCACAGACAAGGTTCTTACAAGCAAGGGTCTCTATGTGCGTGTAAATCAACCACTTCGTCACACATACTCTGGCCCCATGCTTGAAATCCGTGCGAAGCACTCAGTTACCCCGATCCGTGTAACGCCTGAGCACCAGGTCTTTGCTCTAAAGGGCCAGAAGAAGATGCTAAATTATGACGTAATTCGTAATCGTATTGATAAGAACTTGGCAACTGTTACATTTACGGATGCAAAGGATTTGGAGGTTGACGACTTTGTTGTCTTCCCTATTCCGACCTATGAATGTGATATTCCGTCAATCTCTGAAGACGACTGCCGCTTCTATGGCATTCTCCTAGGAGATGGCCACATCAGCAAAGATGTCGCAGGAGTTTGTCTCAACAGGAAGACAAAGCAGGAAACACGTGAATTTGTGGAGGCATATCTTTCCAATAGGGGTATTACTGTAAACACCTATGAAGATGAAGAAACAAATACAGTCAGACTCAAGTGGTCCACATCAAGTCCTGGTTTCAAGTTCACCGCCTCACAGCTCTACGATGAGAATCATCTGAAGAGAATGGAGTCGTGCTGGCTTCATTTGCCTCTAGTGAAGGCGAAGCAGATTGTAAAGGGTCTTATTGAGACAGATGGTTGTATTGGAACAAAGGAAATTACCCTTGAAGTTACTTCTTACCATCTTATCGAATCTCTGCGTTATATCCTTCTTCGTCTAGGCGCACTAAGTTCAGGCTATGAGCGTAATCGTGTAGGAAGTGTATCATCTTACAAGAATATTACAACAAATCTTCCTACTGCGGTTCTGCGTATTCCTCGTATCCCAGAGATCATGGAGATGTTTCCTTTTGCTCCCGCGGCATCTTGGTTTAACTTTATGAAGCATAATGGATATCTCTATACGCGAATTGAAGAGATCTCAGAGTCTGAGTATTCAGGCACTGTTCATGATTTCGAGGTCGAGGATCCGCATGACTATACGGTTGCCCATCTCGGTATCACTCACAATGGTGGCGGCAAGCGGAATGGCTCCTTTGCGATGTATTTGGAACCCTGGCACGCCGATGTGGAGGACTTTCTGAAGATGCGTCTCAATACAGGGTCAGAGGAGGAACGTGCTCGTGATCTGTTCTACGCACTGTGGATTCCTGATTTGTTTATGGAGCGTGTCGAGGCGGACGGCGACTGGAGTCTTTTCTGTCCGAATGAGGCACCTGGACTTTCCGATGTCTGGGGTGATGAGTTCAAGACACTCTATGAGCGGTATGAGAAGGAGGGCCGTGCACGTAAGGTTGTGAAGGCCCAGAAGCTTTGGTTTCAGACACTTGATTCTCAGATGGAGACCGGCACTCCTTATCTCTTGTATAAGGATGCTGCGAATCGGAAGTCAAACCAGCAGAATCTTGGCACAATTAAGTCATCAAATCTTTGTGTAGCCCCTGAGACTCTTGTTCTTACAGATAAGGGAGAGTTTCCTATTTGTGAGATTGTAGGCCAAACTGTGCGTGTCTGGAATGGAGAAACATTCTCAGATGTTGAAGTGAAGCAGACTGGTTCAAATCAAGAGCTTCTTGATGTTGAATTGAGTGATGGGCGTGTTCTCACTTGTACTCCCTATCATAAGTTCCTTATTTCAGAAGGATATAGTGATAAGTCTTCAATTGCTAATTCAGTGCGTGTAGATGCTTCTGATCTTAAGAAAGGAATGAAACTTAAGAAAGGTTCTCTACCCACGATTGTATCTGGAGAAAATGATTTCAACTATGCATACACTCATGGATTCTTCTGTGGTGATGGAACATATTCAAATGGAAGACCATCTCTATCACTCTATGGCGACAAGAAAGATCTTGTTCCTTATCTTGATATTCGTTCAATGACTGGTATTATTGATAAGAGTGGAAGACTGAATACTCAGCTTCCCCTTGATCTTGAAAAGAAGTTTGAAGTGCCTCTAAATACTTCAATCCAGTGTCGCCTTGAATGGCTTTCTGGTCTTCTTGATGCGGATGGATGTATCTGCCGCAATGGAGACAATGAAAGTATTCAGATTGCATCTATCGAGTATTCTTTCCTAAAAAAGGTTCAGTCTATGCTTCTTACAATGGGTGTTCAATCAAAGGTAAACCAGTCATTCGGTGAAAGAAAGACTATGCTTCCTGACGGAAAGGGCGGATATGCGGAGTTTGACTGTAAGCCTCTTTGGCGTCTTCTTATTAGCTCATCTGGTCTATATCATTTGTCAACACTTGGATTTGTTACACGTAGGCTCAAATGGACTGCGAGGAAGCCTCAGCGTAACGCAGAAGCATTTGTATCTGTGGTACAAGTTATTCGCCGAGGCCGCTATGATGATACCTATTGTTTCAACGAACCTATTAATCACGCGGGTGTCTTTAATGGAATTCTAACAGGAAATTGTACCGAAATTATTGAGTATTCGAGCAAGGATGAGACTGCGGTCTGTAATCTTGCCTCCCTGGCTCTTCCCAGCTTTGTTGTCGACGGAGTCTTTGATTATGCCAAGCTAAGGGAGGTGACACGGGTCGCCATTCGTAATCTGAATCGTGTCATTGATATCAATTTCTATCCGACGCCAGAGACGGAACGTAGCAACATACGTCATCGCCCTGTAGGTCTCGGTGTTCAAGGACTCGCAGATGTCTTTGCTCTCTTGGGCTTAGCCTGGGAGCAGGAAGAGGCCGCAAAGGTCAACCAGCTGATCTTTGAGCATATGTATTTCGCGGCTGTCGAGGCATCAGTTGAGATCGCGAAGGTGGAAGGACCTTACTCGACCTTTAAGGGTTCGCCTGCGTCAAAGGGTCTACTCCAGCCCGATCTATGGTCCGTGACGCCCATTACAGAGACAGATGGGTCTCTGGATTGGGCTAAACTCAGAGAGTCTGTGAAAACGCACGGTCTACGTAACTCCCTTCTGATTGCCCCGATGCCGACAGCATCCACGTCACAGATTCTCGGATTTAATGAGTGCTTTGAGCCGTTCACAAGCAATCTGTATACGCGTCGGACTCTGGCAGGCGAATTCATTGTGATTAATCGGTATTTGCTGGCGGACCTCATGAAGGCGGGGCTATGGTCAGAGGATATGAAGCAGCAGATTGTTGCGAGAAATGGATCTGTTCAGGGCATTCCTGGTATCTCTGAGGAGCTTCAGCTTCGCTACAAGACATCCTGGGAAATGAAGCAGAAGGTTCTCATTGATATGGCAGCGGCCCGTGGAGCCTTTATCTGTCAGTCACAGTCGCTCAATCTGTTTGTCGCAGACCCCACCTACAGCAAGTTGACGAGCATGCACTTCTATGCCTGGAAGCAGGGTCTCAAGACTGGCTGCTATTATCTGAGAACAAAGGCCCCTGTGACGGCCCAGAAGTTTACAGTCGATCCTCGACTGATGGCAGCAGTTCAGAACAATCAGAGCCAGGTTGAGGGACAGAATCAGAGAGATGATAATGAGGGAACCTATGATTCCGAGTCTGATTCGGATGACGATTCGGTATCTGCTCCAGATACTACTTCTATCATGACATCAGCAGAGAAGAAGAAGGCACTGCTTGATAAGTTGGCGGCAGAGTATGAAGCGGAGGTTGCATCCATGGCTTTGTCAAAAAGTAGGGGTGAAGAGGTGTGTGAAATGTGCTCATCCTAAGATAGAAGATGGCCACAGGAGATATCGACAGAGAAACGGTTGAAAAGAAAATAAATGAGGCCTATGCGATTCTACAAAATAAAAGTCAGGCAGAAGAGCTTCCCGAGAGACTCTATTCAGCGTTAGAAGGAATCTGTTCAATTATAGTAGCACATAGGAAAGCGAAAGGTGCCTCAGGGTGGTCAAAGAGTCTTGTTGATTTAGATAATAAACCTCTTTTTACTGATGAGGAATCCTCTAATTTGGAAACGGCGATGGATGCCTTTGAGAAAACACAAGCAGGACAAACAGGAGGAGCAGATCTTTCAAATATTAAACGGGGACCAGCAAGTGATCTTGTTATGCCCATGCCTCAGATAAATCCTGAAGATATAAGTATTGATAAAGTCTATCATACGATTGATTCCACTCTAGATAAATACAATGATCAATGGCGAGAGATCTCAGGATCACTTGGCATTGTTAAAGGTATTGAATCCCAGGACTATAAAGGTGTCGCTGTCATTCCGTTTATTCCGCCTATTCCTATCCCCTATTACATTTTAGGAAAGGGAATCCTGCCTTTCCTAAATATTGTCTTAGAATTACTGCGACTGGCAGTCAGCAATACAGTCTGGGATATGCCAACTGCTAGAGTCTTATTATCTGTCGCCGTTGCTGTTCTAGATTTACTGAGAGGGGAATGGAAAAACGCTGTTCTTACATTGCTAGGAACCTATTCATCTAAGGCAGCCATTGTAGGGTTTGGCTTGAAACTGCTTCACAATGCCTATCTATTTTTGTCACCCGACCTTCAAAAAGATCTCAAATCTGTTGTGTATCGCTCAACCAAATCAATGACTGTGGGGTTTCTTATCTGGTGCTTTACATGCTTTGCCCCCGATTTTGTTCGCTTTGCGGCCGAGGCGAGCTTTGAGAAACTACGAACAATCGTCACGGAAATGAATGAGAAGATATTACTGGCACAAGAACAAGCACAGACTGTAGGAACAGCTGCGGGAATCAAAGTCGAGTTCCCGAAGATTCCATTGGAGATGATTCCAAGCATTGATGATATACAAAATCTTCAAACACTGGTCAAAGTCCCCGAAGTCTATTGCTCGCCTGAGGTTCAAGATATTATGCAGCCTCTCCTTTTAATCCCGCCTCTTCGTTTAGTTATCGAACTTCTCAATATACCGACTGTTGAAGAAGATGTTGCCGCTACATGTAAAGGTGTTGATACCTCTTCTATTGAGAAGTCTATTATTGATATGGCGACACCCAAAGTAACACCGATTCCTGGGGGAATTCTCGATCAGGCAGCTCAGGCCGCCGCAAAGGCAGAGGAGGTTGCGGCAGCTGTATCCAACCCGACCGCTCTTTTAGAAAAGGCTGCGAATCCTAAAAAGCTCCTAGCTGGTAGATCACGTAAACAGAAATTCAGAAAGTAAATACATACACGCAAACCCAATCAAGAACTCTGTTAAATCAATTGTAATGTTGGTTTCAAAGGGGTCTTTTAATTGATACAATACAAAGAGAATTGTTACAAACGGAGAGTAAAAGCCTAATAAACCAAAGAAAAAATGCCAAAAGGAATTCCATCCATCCGTAAACAAATCACGCATCTTCTTCGACTTCGACTCCTGCTAACTTATGGATATAAAGCAAATACTCCTTCGGAAACCCCCAGAAACACCCTGTCTTAGCCTCCTTCGGAAGCTGCCGTGATCCACTTGTATTCTTGCTGTGGCTAAATGCGACAAGAATCTGCTGCGGGGGCATCTCAAGAAGATCCTGCTCTCGGCCCTTCAACAATCCTTCGCCCTCCGCCATCGATGTCGTATCAAAGGGCTGCTCCTGCCACCACGTCTTATAGAATGTAAGCGTCGCCTCTGAGATACGCTTTCGCAAAGGAAGATTCCAAGGCGGTGTATTGACCGCTGAGACGCCTCGAATCAAATCATAGCACGCAATTGTGGTACACGCTACGGCCTTCGTATCAGGAAGAGGACTCTTTGTGAGCCAGGCAACACGTCGTCTTATAGCTGTCTCGGGCAAATGGTCATCATCGTCCATCATCAGAATAATGTCGTTCTTTGCCTTCTCAATACCCAGATTCCGCTTCTGGCCAATCGGCGTCTTCTTTTCAAGAGGCATGTAGGCAAGCTGGAGAGGAGCCGCATTCAGACCCACCTGAACAACACGGTCACTCGCATCTTCATTCGGGTCGTCAGAATCCTCCACGATAATCCACTCAATCTTGTCCTTCGGATAATCGCTCAGCATGATATTGTGGCAGGCAAGATCAAAGAACTTACGGCGATTATAAAGAAGTGTGACAATTGAAATAGGCGGGCAGTCCTCTACGGTGAGCAAAGGAGGGAGTTGTGTTTGTGCCTTAGTTGCGACAACCTTGTCAACAACCTGCCAAAACGCATCAAACATTGATAGAAAGACAGTATCTTTATCACCTGAATGCTTCTTTTGAGTCGATCGGACACTCTCGAGATCAGACGACATGAATTTCGCAACCGCTTCATCTAAGCACTCCGTTGTCATCTCATTTACCCACGCAATCCCCTTATCGATCGGATAAGATTCCTTGTAAACAGGCAACGGGTTCAGAAGCATGAAGGCACCATTCTTTTCTGCTTCGGCCGCTGTGTAGCCAAATCCCTCCGCCTCACTGATACAGATATGTCCAGGGAAAAAGGCGGCAAGTCCCTTTCTCTGTGTTAGTGTTAAATCCTGAACAGTTATCTTTAGAGTTTCAGAACGACTTACACCCATCGGAACCGTCGTATAGATGTGAAGAGGAGGATAACTTGTCTTCCAGAGAGGAACGAGCTTCAGGGCGGCGGCCCGCTTATTTACACTTCCACCCAAAAACCAGACAAATCCATCCTTGTGATTTATTGACTGGGGCGTCATCGAAGAGATACTTGTGGTCAGGGCCGACCAATGGATGAGATGGGTTTTTATAGATGGGTTTTTCAATGAAAAGGCATTTCTGGCCTCGATAGAGCGAAAGATAACACCATCAAAACGCTTGAGATAAGGGAGCCAGGCCTCGTCTTCATACCATTCCGGATTACATAGCAAATAATTTGTCTTGGCCCACGGAACATATCCATAGATCGGAACTTCGAAATGAATCGCCACATCACACGGCGAAGGAGGTTCTAGAGGATCCGCGATCTTCACGGAGACACCTCGTTCCGTTAAGAGTTTCTCGACAATCTCCACATCGACCTTGAGACCAAATTGATTCGACTTGTTATAGATGAGGACTGCCTTCATTTCTATCCAGATTTCTATCTATACTCCTTGTAGGGCGTTTAGGCATACGATCTAAATGGAAAAAACAAGAAACATTGGATTCGCAGCCTGGGACGACAAGCAGGCGTGGATGGAAACCATGAAAGGCCCTGGTTGGACTGCGGCCCTTCAAGAGGAAGACCTGCGTTTTAAGAAGTATGTATCAAGAACTCCTGGGATTGCGGGCATCGAGCGAGAACTTTTATTGCTTGAACCAAAGGAAACAGCTGGATATTTTGAAACGGAAAACCAGGAAGTTCGCGTCATCCCATCAGGAACTTTGAATTACAATTGGCGGTATGCGAAGTCTAGGGTCTATGAATCCGCCGCGGACCTCGATGCTAAAAAAGGAGGACATCTTTGGACAGTGAAGGATATCGGCTCAGGAGCCGAGTCCTATCAATGTGAATATAGACATGTAACGAAAACAACATGGACAAAAGACAATGTTGGGCCATTTGTAGGTGTCTATAAAGACCGCTGTTATCTTATAGAAGCCGATAGACTCTGGTATCACACTCTTATAAGTGTGGATGCGAAAACAGGGTTGGGACGGCGTGTCCATTACAAGGAGACAAATCCTGAATGGAATCTAACACTTCTACGACTTCAAGATAATAGTCTTTGTCTTCTTGGAAATAACGCGGGGAACCAGAAACTCTGGCTAGTCAAAGACAAGGAGGTAACACAACTGTATCTTAATGGAGCGGCCTTTGTTCCTGTAACCTCAAATGCGGCATTTGTTCGTGAGAGCGATACTGATTTTTACGAACCAAAGGGGTCTGCGTTAACAGAGTTCCGTTTCCCGAATTTTAAAAAGGAAACTCCTGAGTGGATGTCGATTGGCCGCAGACTTCTTGTCACGAGGGCAATGGGTGAGAGAAGTCTATGGAAACTCTCGCATAGCACAAAACCAGAACTCCTGAAAAAAGTTCTGGGTTCCATCATGCCTGACCCTTGGGCATCTGATACAATCCTTATATCAGAACCAGGAACTCCTGTTTATGCCTATACTCATGAACCGCATTACTATGCGAACTCTAGTAAACACGTCACGAAAAGTAAAGACGGCACAGAGGTTACTGTTGTTTGTGTTACATCTAAGAGTCGGGTTCATAGTAAAGCCCTGCTTGTAAATGGCTATGGTGCCTATGGTCTTCCAACACATATGTCAACAGGGCGATGGAAGCCTCTTCTGGATAGAGGATGGTCTATTGCCTTTGCCTTAATCCGTGGATCGGGAGATGATACGGATAAGTGGGCAGAAGCTGGGCGGCGTGATGAGAAAGTAAAGTCAGTCGAGGATTTTGAAGCCTGTATCAAAAAGGCACAAGAAGTCACGAGTGTATCTGCTTCAAAGACTGCTATTTATGGTCGATCCGCGGGAGGCTATTTGGTTGGTGCGACAGTAGGGAGACATACAGAAGGAGATCTCTTTGGCTTTGCCTATACGGAGGTTCCCTATGTAGATGTCTTAAGAACAACAACAAATCCGAAGTTGCCCTTGACAAAGTTGGAATATGAAGAGTTTGGACATCCTGCGAAAAAATTACAGAATTTTGGAGCACTCTTACATCTATCTCCTGTTGACCTGATTCCAGACTCAGGAGTTCCGAGGATTTTTGTTTTATCTAGAACGGCCTTATTGGATCAAGAGGTATTGGCATATGAATCGATGAAATGGATACGAAAGCTACGCGGGCCTACAGAAATAGGCAAAGATCAGCCAAAACTTCTAGCAATTACGGCAGGCGAGGGGCATTTCGCAAAAGGACCCACAGCTCGAAGACAGAGAGCTGAGGACTTGGCTATTTTGGACGCATGGACTTCAGCTTCGCGTAAAAAATCTAAGACTAGACGCGGTCTTAAAGGAACGCGTCGTGTCCACCGTAAGCACTGAAGAGTTTACTCATCAATAAACTGATATGTGGCTGTTGTTGCTGTTGTTGCTGTTGCAACTGTTACAGCTGCTGTATTCCCGAGAAGTTTTCTCAAGAATAGAGCTCGATGACCTTCAAGTCTTCCTTTCTCCTTAATCGCAGTCCGATGCTTTAGAGTTCCATATCCCTTTGAGGATCCAATCGAATAGACAGACTCAAGTGTCGGCTCATTTACAACACAGCCCTTTACAAAATCATCACGGGCCTCCTTTGCGATAATAGAAGCCGCCGCGATCGCCATATACTTTCCATCTCCTTCAATAATGGTTTCCTGCTGCTGAATTCCACGCTCATGAAGCTGAAAGAAGGGCAATGGTAGAATTCCATCTAATAAGATACGATCAGGCTTCACTGTCAGTGCGTCAATCGCTCTCAAGAAAACAAGACGATTTGCTGCTGTCATGCCGAGTTCATCGATTTCCTTCGCAGTCACAGAACCGATTCCATAATCTACGGCTAACGACTTAATACTCTCTGCGATCTGGGCTCTCTTCTTTGGATTTACCTTCTTGCTATCTTTAATATACGGGGCAAGAACCTTATATTCATCTGTCCATTCTTCTTCAGGAGGCCAGATAACAGCCGCGGCATAGAGAGGACCCCAAAGACATCCACGCCCCGACTCATCAATACCAGCCTCTAGAAGTGAATCGTTGGCAAATCGGACCTGTAACATTGTTGGCGACTTGGATACACCCTTTCGGTTTCATTTTTACTCACATGTAAAAGGAGAGAGAAGGTGTCTAGAATGATGCTTTACATAGGATTATTATTATTTATCTTGCTGGTTGTTCTTTTTCAGGGTCACAGAATAATAGAAGCATTTGCTCAATATGCCTCTGATCAAGCAAGAATTGCGGCAGAAACTGCTAAATATAAACCTGGAGGATCAAATTACGTAGCACCGACTGATGGATCTAGTCCTTACAGTGTTAAGTGTAGCACAGGAGAAGTTACTCTCAACGGGAAAGTTGTCGATGAGAGGTTCAAAAAGGGAGTTATGAAGTCTCAATTTAGAATAAATTCAACAATTCCTGCGAAGGGTGATATTTTGGATTCAAACGCAAGAGACATTGGAGATGTTCCTGACGCCTGCTACAATTACACATGGAATGGCAATATTTGGGGGCCCATGGGCACTACATCTACAAGAAGTTCGGGTGGATCTGGATCAGGAACAACAAGATCTAAAAGAAGTTCGGGTGGCTCTAGCTCTGAAACAGGAACAGGCTCTAGCTCTGATCTTGCGTCTAGAGCAGCCGAGGCAATTGCGATAACAGATCTCTCTACATTCACTCTAAAGACTACATCAACAGTCTCTGAAATAAAAAAGATTCTCAACGCATTAGATACACGAATCAAGAGTATAACAGGTGCATTGACTGATCTTCCGAATACGGTTACGGATATCAAGATGACAGATAACCAAATAGCTACATTTGGTTACTCAAAGGTAAATGATCCTAATACTCCTGGAGAGAAATTAATAAAAATATCTGGAACTGCCACCCCTGTTGTCTATCTAACAATGGTAAATGCTAAAGATACTTTCCTAGCAAACATAAAGTTTGATAATGATCAACTTAAGATAGGTAAAGATGCTCTAACTAAATTGATAACTGAAAAAACAGTAGAATTAACAGACACTCTAACAGTCGCGGCCAACAAGGCGTATCCTGATAATACATCATGGTTGGCAGGAACAATAGCAAATATAAATACGAATTTGGCGAAAGCAATCTTGCGGTATGCCTTCTTTGATTCGTTCATTAACAAAAACAAGGTGATCAAATACGAGACAGAGAAGGAAGAGGAGGCAGAGGAGGCAGAGGAGACAGAGGAGGTAGAAAAGACAAGTGACATGAATACTAACACTTTGTGGGCGGCCATCGGTCCTCTCGGGTCAATTACGAACGCGATCCCCCCTGGTAGGAATAGAAGAGAGAGAGCATCAGATCCTGCCCCTGCCGATCCGTCTTCAAGCCCTCTCTTTACAAAGGAAATCGAAGAACGCTTAGTAAAAGATATCTTAACACAACTGAAAGATCAAAAGATTATGGATAGATCTGTTGAGCAGCCTCTTGATCGAGAGGATGAATTAGAGGGCGGTAACTGCTCAACGAACGCCACGTCACAGGGCAGAGAGTGGAGACGTAACAGGCCAGATATGAGTGAATACATTCGTAAAGATTCTATTCCGTGCTGGAACTGTTCTCCCTAGGTAGAATAGAATGAAGGCTTTGCTCTTCTTTGGAATTATACTTGTTCTCCTTTTTGTAGCTTTTATGAGCACACAAAAAGAAGTAGAGAAGGAAGTCACGAAAGAAAAATTCACAGATTGCCCCACTACATCAGTCAAAGTCCCGAGCGTGAAGGTAAAACCCATGATGTTGGATGGTTCATCTCCGGCCGCATATTTGCCGCCTGTAGAAACGGTCTATGGGCCCGCGTTTGGAGAAGTTGCTCGTGTGGCCTCTCTTCCCTACAAAGATCCTACCGCTGAAGCCGCTCCTCTAAAGCGTATTAATGAGGTTCTCGTGTCAATCGATGGGTTCATGAACTTTGAAGCGAAAAGCCTTGAGGAGCAAAGCGACCCCGCTGTTCAATTACCTCTTACAACGGCTCGTGGTGACCAACAGAGACTCGGTGATGAAGTCTCCGTTTTAAAGAGAAATCCTGGTATCGATTCGTCGATCACACAGGGCCAGCTCGACGATATCCAGGCGAACTTGAATTACTTACAGAAGAAACAAAGAACTCTGGTGAACGCGGCGTCTACGGCATCGACGGAGGGTTTTGAAGATAAAAGCCCGTCCGATCGCATTACATTTGTCGAATTAAAAGAGATTTCTGTCGCAATCAATGTTGAAATCATACGTCTGAGTGCCTCAGGAACAACTGATCCTGTTACACAAAAACGCATTAATACTCTCAGAAAAATGAAGAATGACGTAGGTGATCTTATCAACAAGGTTGAAAGTGGGGCGATGTCAGAAAAGGACATCCCTATCCTGAAGACGGATAAGGGCAAGTTTCTTCCTTTAATGTCAGATCCGTCAAAGCCTCTTAATAAACTCATCGATGAAGCGAAGCTACCTCCTAGTTTAGCAAATCTGTTTCCGTCGTTCCAGTCTGGAGATATTACAGCTGGGGAAGTTGCTCAGAAACTCTTCGAGAACTATGGTAATTCGATATCATGGGGTCTGAATTTAAAGTTTACCTCACCGAATGAAGTGGCTGCGGCTAATTCGACCGTCACCTCTCGCCTTGGTAAAGCCGCAAATGTTCCAGACATTGACGTCGAGTCATCTGATCCTTCTGACTCGTCTACTTCCTACAATGCGACTCCATATGACAAGATACATTCGGGTTCCAGTCGTGGTGAACTAGAACAGGCCACTAATTCAATTGATGATGAAAGAACAGAATTAAGAAGAAATGGCCTGGGTCCTACGACAAAGACTGCCCATCTCAACTGGAAAGAACGCTCCTCGGCCATTTGTGAGAATATTCGCAAGGCTGGTATGAATCCGAAAGATTTCGGATGCCTAGACACAAACGTCAAAGTAGGGCGTGACTACTCGTGGAGAGGCAATGCCCGCATGGTCTGTACACGATTAATGAGCACACCTGACCCCGGTCTACCCGAGGCCTGCGGATGCCCGCCTGTCGAATGGCGTGGATGGAAAGCTTGAGCCTAAGTTAGAAAGAGGCATCATGCGTCTAACACCTTTACATATTGGCTTCATGGTCTTAACCGCCATCGTTGTAGGATATTTCCTTGGATCCTCCTCGAAAAGAAGACCTACGACGAAAGAAGGATTTGATTCAGATGAGGGATCATCACCCCGCTGCGGTGACTGTGGAGGCGGCTGGCCCTGTTCCGGATGCAAGAATGGCAATTCAAGACCTAGATGCCCTCCTGCTCCTCCGTGTAGAGAACCCGACTTGAGCAGATATGTTCTCAAGGCGTCTATCCCTCCCTGCCCGACATGCCCCGATATGTCCAATTATATGCTAAAGACGGAATGCCCGCCGACGCCTGATCTCAGCCGCTATGT